CCCTTTTAGAGATTTAATTCCCCTACAGCCTTTTGTTGACCGTGTTACGCTTTGAACAACCGAAACACGAGGTGTAACAAATGCTCAACCCCACCGACGAAAAGTTCCTCGCCGCCACGCTGCGCGGCGCCACGCCAGAGGAAGCCGCCATCGCTGCCGGCCTTAGCGAGAAAACCGCCCGCGTGGCCGGTGCGCGTCTACGCAAGAAACCAGCAATCGTGGAAGCACTGGCGGCTATCGGTATCGCAACCCCCGGCGCACCGGTAGCCGGCCCGAAGGTCACACATGGCGAACCTGAGCCTGAAGAGGATCCAATCGACGACTTGCCTAAAACTGAAGATTCGCTTGAATTTCTGGAAGCCGTGGTCGCTAATCCGCGAATCCCACTCGGCCGGCGGATGGAAGCCGCAAAAACTCTGCTCCCGTTCCAGCACGCCAAGATCGGGGAAAGCGGGAAGAAAAAGACCAAGCAGGAAGGCGCCAAAGAACTGGCCGAAGAGGGCAACACATTCGGCGCCCGCAAAGCGCCTAAATTGCACGCGGTGAGCAAATGACGCCAACCTGGTCGACAGCTTGCTTGGATTGGGAAGATCGGATCATCAAAGGCGAGAGCCTGATTCCATTCGCGCCACTGTTCCCGGATTCCGCCTCCGCCGCGTTGCAGGTATTGCATCTGCTCCGTATTGTCGACGCCCCGGGTAGCCCAACGATCGGCGAGTCTTGCGAGCAGTGGACTGACGACTTGGCTAGCGCGATCTTCGGTGCGTACAACGAAGATACCGGCGTGCAGATGATCAAGGAGATTTTCCTCCTCATCAGCAAAAAGAACATGAAGTCAACCCTGGCCGCGGCGATCATGCTGACAGTGCTAATACAGAATTGGCGTCAGTCGGCAGAGTTCATCATTCTCGCTCCTACGAAGGAAGTGGCGGATAACGCCTTTGCTCCAGCTCGGGACATGGTGCTCAAAGACCCGAAGCTTGATGCCATGATGCAAGTGATGGAGCACACGAAGACCATTAAGCACTTGGCGACTGGCGCGACCCTGAAGGTCGTAGCCGCGGATACAAACACGGTAGGCGGCAAGAAAGCTGCCGTTGTCCTAGTCGATGAGATCCACCTGTTCGGCAAGAACCCGAACGCGGAACGAATGCTGCTGGAGGCTACCGGCGGCCTTGCTGCGCGACCGGAAGGTTTCATTCTCTACCTAACAACGCAGTCAGACGAACCCCCGGCCGGCGTATTCCGTTCGAAGTTGCTCTACGCCCGTAAGGTGCGCGACGGCGAAGTAGAAGATCCTCAGTTTCTGCCTGTGCTGTACGAATTCCCCAAAGCGATGATCGAGGACAAGTCGTACCTCGAACCTGAAAACTTCTACATCACCAACCCCAACTTGGGCCGGTCGACCAGCGTCGAATTCATCGAGCGAAAACTGCAGCAAGCCAAGGAAATGGGCGAGCCGGAACGCCTCGGAGTGCTTGCCAAATATCTGAACGTCGAAATCGGACTGGCGCTGCGCACAGATCGATGGGCAGGCGCGGACTACTGGCAGGCCCAGTCGGAGCGTTCCGTGACGCTCGATACCCTGCTAGATCGCGCCGAGGTGATCGACGTAGGGATCGATGGCGGCGGCTTGGACGACTTGCTGGGGCTCTCCTTAGTAGGTCGAGAAAAGGACACAGGCGATTGGTTGGTGTGGTGCAAAGGCTGGGCACACCCTTCTGCGATGAAACGCAACCTGCAGGAAGCGGCCAGGTTTGAGGACTTCGCCCGTGCGGGCGACCTGGTGATGGTTTCTCATATCGGGGACGACGTAACGGAGGTCTGCGATATCGTTGAACGCGTTTACGATTCGGGGCTGCTCGACAAGATTGGCGTTGACCCTGTAGGCATCGGTGCCATCTTCGACGAACTAGTTGCGCGGTCGATTCCCGAAGATAAGATCGTCGGCATTAGCCAGGGTTGGAAGCTGGGCGGCGCGATCAAGACCACTGAACGCCGCCTGGCCGAAGGGAAGTTGAAGCATGCGGAACAACCGCTTATGTCGTGGTGCGTCTCCAACTGCCGCGTAGAGCCACGGGCAAACTCGATCCTGATCACGAAGCAGGCTTCGGGCTCGGCCAAGATTGACCCTGTGATGGCGCTGTTCAACGCTGTGTCGCTGATGGCGCTTAATCCCGCAGCGGCGCACAAAAAGTTCCAAATGCTGTTTTTATGAGTTACAGTGCGCGTAATTTACCGGAGCTGTATACATGAACAGAGCCTACAGTTTTCTTGAGGTCAAGGCCGTCGGCGAGGAAACTCGAACGATTACCGGCTGGGCGACCACCCCGGAAGTTGATCGCGTTGGCGACGTTGTAGAGCCTCTCGGTGTCAAGTACAAAAACCCTTTGCCTCTCCTGTGGCAGCATGAGCACGATAAGCCTATCGGCTTAGTCGAGTTCGGTAAGCCGACTGCGAAGGGCGTACCGTTTACCGCGACGCTTCCACGAATTGAGGAAGAAGGAACATTGCGCGACCGGATCGAAGAGGCATGGCAGTCGATCAAGTCCGGCCTTGTTCGGGCCGTCTCTATCGGTTTTCGCTCCCTGGACTCGGAGCCGATCAAAGGTACATACGGCATTCGTTATAAATCGACTGAAGTTTTTGAGCTTAGCGCTGTGACCATTCCCGCGAATGCTTCAGCCACGATTACTACTATCAAATCGTTCGATGTGGGCCTACCTGCCGCGTCAGGCAAAAAGGAAATCCCGGTTGTACGAATTGAAAAACCCGCCGGCGCTTCGGCATCCGTTGCAAAGAAAAAAAATCCCCCAGTTCCGAAGCCCGAGGAGGGCCAAGACATGAAATTTGCAGAACAGATTAAATCGTTCAAGGAAGCCCTTGATCAAAAATCCGCGCGCCAGACTGAACTGCTCGAAAGCGCGGAAGGCCGTACCTTGGACGCTGCCGAGTCGGAAGAGTTCGACACCCTGTCGGACGAGATCAGCGCAACCGAAACCCACATCAAGCGTCTCGAAACCAAGGAAAAGCAGGCGATCGCGAATGCGAAGCCAGTGACCGACGTTTCGGGTATGCAGGATCGCTCGAAAGGCATGCACGTCGTTGCCAAAAACACTCAGAAGCTGGAACCCGGCATCGCGTTTGCTCGCGCTGCTAAGTGCTTGGCCATCGGCCACTTGGAACATCGCGACGCGGTACAGATCGCGAAATCGCTGTACGGCGATCAGCCAGGTATCGTCGCCGCTGCGGAACGCTTGGTTACTAAAGCAGCCGTAGCGCCAGCCACTACTACCGGCACTACATGGGCCGCCCCCCTTGTAGGTGAAGAATCCAGCGCTTACGCAGATTTCCTCGCGTATCTCCGCCCGCAAACCCTGGTCGGTCGCTTCGGCAACAACGGCATCCCAAGTCTGCGCCGAGTACCTTTTCGGACTGCCCTCATCGGTCAGACATCTGGCGGGGATGGCTACTGGGTAGGAGAAGGTCAGGCTAAGCCCTTGACTTCGTTCGATTTTTCGCGTACCACGCTTGAGCCGCTGAAGCTGGCGAACATCGCCGTAGCCACCATGGAAGTGATCCGCGACTCCAGCCCTTCGGCTGACGGTATTATCCGTGACCAACTGGCTGCCGCATTGCGTGAACGCTTGGACATCGACTTCATTAACCCGAGCAAGGCCGCCGTAGCGGGAATCAGCCCCGCTTCGATTCTGAACGGCGTCGCAGCCATTCCAAGTTCGGGCACTGATGCCGACGCCGTTCGCGCCGATATGCGTGCACTGTTCGCTTCGTTCATCGCGGCTAACAACGCTCCTACATCCGGCGTATGGATCATGTCGTCGACCACCGCACTCGCCCTGAGCATGATGGTGAACCCACTGGGCCAGGTAGAATTCCCAGGTATCACCATGAATGGTGGCACTTTCGGCGGCCTGCCTGTTATCACTACCGAGTATGTGCCTACCGACTCCAGCGGCTCCCTGGTAGCACTGGTTAACGCTAGCGATATCTACTACGCAGACGAAGGCGGCCTCGACGTTTCGATGTCGACTGAAGCTTCTCTGCAAATGGATAGCTCGCCGGACAACCCAACCACCGCTACTACTGTCCTCGTGTCGTTGTGGCAGCGCAACCTGGTCGGGTTCCGGGCTGAAATGGCTCTCAACTTTGCTCGCCGCCGTCCTTCGGCAGTCGCATGGTTGAGTGGGGTCCTGTGGGGGGTTTAAAAAACCCGTAGACAGACGCGGTTAGTCTGATACACTCAAAGTCGGTAGGGGGATCTCCTCTACCGACTTTTTGTTTTCTACAGGACTGAAAAATGACCGATTACATTTATGCCCTGCTATGCCCGCAAGGGGAAATACGATACATCGGAAAGACCACCAACCCCGAAGCAAGACTGGCGGCGCATATCAGCAAAGCCAAGACCGGCCAAACAAAGCACCACGCCGCAAACTGGATACGTTCACTGATTAACTCAGGCGAAAAGCCGGCTATAGAAATAGTGTTCGAAGTACCCGAGGGCGAACCCTGGGAGCCCTACGAAATCCGCTTGATCGCAGAATTCAAGAACGAAGGGCATAGGCTCACCAACTCAACAGGTGGTGGTGACGGGTTTTTCGACGTTAGCCCTGAAGCTATCACAAAGCGCGTAGCTGCGGCCAAAATAACTAAATCGGCCCCAGGGTACAAAGAACGTATAAGCGCAGTTATGCGCGAGGTGCGGAGTTCTCCGGAGTTCAGGGAAGCCCTCTCACTAAAGATTAAAGGCGCATGGGCCAATCCTAAAACTCGCGCTAGCTTCCTGGCAGGGATGAGAACCCCCGAAGCTAAAAAACGTCGGAGCCAAGCTACTTCTAAAAGGTATGAAGACCCGACGCACAGAGCCGCCCACTCCGAAAGGTCTCGGAAGTCCGCCGAGGAGAACCCGGAGATATTCGCTCAGTTTCAAGCTGCGGGGCAGACACCGGAAGCTAAAGCGAAACGCCGTGCGAGCCTCGCTAAAGTCCAATCTACACCGGAGTACAAAGCGAAGAACCTGGCCGCGCTAGCGGAAATCAAGGAGAGGCCCGAAGTAAAAGCGAAGAAGGCGGCGGCAGCCCGCGCTAACTACGAAGGCGGGGGTCTGCACCAGTGCGTACAATCGGAAGAATTCAAAGCCGATCAGGCCGAACGGCTAAAAGGTCGCTGGAAAGATCCGAAAGCAAAGGCCAAGATGCAAGCAGCACGGTGGACAGATGAGCAGCGCGCAGCGCAGGCGGCAGCCCTAGAAGCACGTCGTGAAAAGATGGCAGCAGCCATGACGCCAGAAGTACGTGCAAAACAAGGGGCTAAGATGAAAGAATACTGGGCGAGGAAAAGGGCTGAAAAAGCCGCCCTACTTGCCGCCGCAACGTCCACCCCGTACACTGAATCATCCTAAAGGGGAACCCCTATGTCTAAAGTTGAATTCGTTTACGGTAAGGGCGGCAAAAAAGTCCTTATGCAACGGCGCTACGCCGAGACTTTGCGCAAGCTTGGGCACGGCACTTACTCCGACGACGGCTATCAAACCCGTATGCTGACTGCCGGCCCGCCAGCAAAACCCCTGGACGATGAGCCGAAAGCCTCTGAAGCTGTTCTGGAGTTCGCCAAGGAGCACGGCGTCGACATTGAACAGGTCGTCGGTACAGGTAAAGACGGCCGTATCAAGAAGTCTGACGTAGAAGCCTTTATCGATGCTCGAGACCTGACCTAATGCGTATCTTCGGCCGAGAGCTGACCTTCAAACGGGCGCCAGTGTCTTCGGCCGTGTCCGGCAGTCGAGGCGGCGGATGGTTCCCGTGGATTCATGAGCCGTATACCGGCGCCTGGCAGCGCAACGACGAATGGAAATCGCCGACCGTCTTGGCCCATTATGCGGTGTATGCCTGCGTCACGCTAATCGCGAACGACATCGGCAAACTGCGCCAGCGCTTGATGGAACTGGACGCTAACGGGATATGGAAAGAAACTGCTAGCCCATCCTTCAGCCCGGTGCTGCGTAAACCGAATGGTTACCAGAACCATATCCAGTTCAAGCAGTGGTGGCAGACCAGCAAGCTCACGAAGGGAAATGCGTACGGTCTCAAGCAACGGGACAACCGCGGCATCGTCACGGCAATCTACCTTCTCGACCCGGATCGCGTGACCGTGCTTGTCGCTGACAATGGCGACGTTTACTACCAGTGCAACGGCGACGACTTGAACGAACTAGGAAGCGAAGGTGTAACGGTTCCTGCGTCCGAAATGATCCACGACCGAATGAATTGCCTGTTTCACCCCCTGGTCGGTGTGAGTCCGCTCTACGCGTGCGCGCTAGCTGCGTGTCAGTCGTTGAAAATGCAAAACGATAGCTCGACCTTCTTTGAGAACGGTGCACGCCCTGGCGGCATCTTGAGTGCCCCCGGCGCGATCAGCGACGAGACAGCGGCACGGCTGAAAGCACACTGGGATTCGAACTACACCGGCCAGAACGCCGGCAAAGTGGCCGTGGTCGGCGACGACCTCAAATTCCAGCAGATGAAGATGTCTGCGACCGATTCGCAGTTGATCGAGCAGTTCAAGTTGACGGCTGAAATGATCTGCACAGCGTTTCACGTTCCGCCGTCCAAGGTCGGCGTGACCACTTCGCCAACAGGCACTACCGCTGCGCAAGAGAACCAAAAGTATTACTCCGACTGCATTCAGGTACTCGTCGAAGAGTACGAAGCTTGCATGGACGATGGCCTAGCGGTCCCGGACAAGTACGGAGTAGAGTTGGACATCGACGGTTTGCTGCGCATGGACATGGGTACCCTAGTAGAAACATTAGCCGCAGCCGTAGGCGGCGGTATCATGGCTCCGGACGAGGCGCGTAAGCGCATTAACCTGCCCCCTGTGGAGGGCGGCGCTACACCATACCTCCAGCAGCAGAACTTTAGCCTCAGCGCGCTCTCAAAGCGCGACGCGCAGGAGGACCCATTCGGCACGGCGCAGCCTGCAGCTACGCCCGAGGCCGCGCCGACAGAATCAGCAGAACCCACCGACGAAGAAATCCAAGACAGCGCGAAGTTGCTCGCGATGCTCGTAGAGAAGGGGCTAAACATTGAACATGCGTGAATTGGAAGCGCAGGCTCTAGCCCTGGCGCCGGTTATTGCTGCAGCGATTGCGAAGGCTGTAGCGCCGCTCAACCTGGAACTGACCGAACTGCGCAAGTGCCTAGCGGATCGCCCTATGCCAGTCGAGCCCGATCTAGAAGCGATCGCCGCCCTGGTAAGACTGCCCGAAGTGAAAGACGGTAAAGATGCGGAGCCGGTCGACCTCGACGCCCTAGCTAAAGCTGCAGCGGCGCTGATCGTGTTGCCCGAAGTGAAAGACGGTAAAGATGCGGAGCCGGTAGATCTTGAAGCAGTGGCCGCTCTGGTGAAAATCCCTGAGCTTCCTGTAATTGACCTGAAAGCGATTGCGAGCGAAGCTGCTGCGCTTATCCCGGTTCCAGAAGTTCGCCAACCACAAGATGGCCGCGACGCGCTGCACCTGGAGATCCTGCCATCGATCGAGGAAGCCAAGACCTACCCCCGCAACACGTACGCCAAGCACGACGGCGGCCTGTGGCGCAGCTTTGAGCAGACCAGCGCTATGCGCGGCTGGGAATGTATTGTGGAAGGGCTCAAGGCCGTATCGGTAACGCAGGACGGTGACCGAGAGTTCTCCGTCTCCCTAGCCAAGTCCAGCGGCGCCGAAGTCGTTCAGAAGTTCGCTCTGCCGATTCAGATCTACAAAGGCGTGCATCGTGACGGCGAGAAGTACGACGCCCACGATAACGTCACATGGGCGGGCAGCCAGTGGACTTCGACCAAGTCGGAGAACACCGATAAGCCAGGTACGAATGACAGCTGGACGTTGTGCGTCAAGGCCGGACGGAATGGTAAAGACCTTCGCGAGAACGCGAGCACCTTCGACCCGACAAAAGGGGTCAAGCTATGATGTATGTCACGCTGGCGCGTGCTAAACAGCACCTGAACATGGACCACGACGAAGACGACAACCTGATCGAAGTCTACGTGCAGGCAGCCTCGGGCGCGGTCAAGAACTATCTGAAGAGCGCTTCGCCGTATGAAGTCGAGCGCGACAGCAACGACGATCCTATCCTCGATAGCTCGGGCGACCCGGTGTACGTCGTCGACAGTGCAGGCGATAAGCTCGTCAGCTACCCGGTACAAGCCGCCGTGCTGCTGATGGTCGGCTTCTTGTACAAAGACCGTGATGAGAACCCGGACAGCGCATTTGACCGAGGCTATCTCCCCCGTCCGGTTACCGCTTTGCTTTATCCGTTGAGGGATCCAGCATGTCAATAGTGCTAGCTATCGTTGTCTCTCTGTTAGTCGGTTATGCGTGGGGGTGGGGCTCCGCTCATAAAACCGTGGCGACGGAATGCGAAAGGCTCGGGAGCTTTTACGTCGGCGCTAAGACGTACCATTGCACGAAGATTGACGATAGAACTTTCGATCCTAGTCAAATCCCGCCGATGCCGCGCACCAAGCCAAACAAGGTCGCCGAATGAGCCGCGCCGGCCAGTACCGCCACCGGGTGGACATCCAAGACTGGACGGAAGTCCGCGACCCTGACACGGGCGGCTTTACCGAGGGTTGGGTAACTGTGTTTGAGAACGTCCCGGCGCGAATTGCTCCGGCCAGTGGGCGCGAATTCCTGGCCGCTGCGGCGATCCAGTCCGAGATCGTCGCGCGCATCGTGATCCGCCAGCGCCCGGGCCTGAATGCCAAGCAACGCATTTTGCACAACGGCGATATCTACAACGTACACGCATGGCTGCCGGATCAAGAAAGCGGGCGCGACTATGTGTCCGCTCCGGTGAGTAGAAATGTCAACCAGGGCTGACACCTTCGTCTGCATCGCCTCCGGCCCCAGCCTCAACGCGCACGACTGCGAACTGGTCCGCACTGCCGGCCTTCCCACAATCGCGGTGAACAACTCTTGGCAGCTAGCCCCGTGGTGCGATCACCTTTACGCAGGTGATCTCGCATGGTGGGATGCAAATATTAGTCAAGTGCCGGAAGGCCCTAAGCGATGGACGTGTACGCGCCAGGCGTCGGCTAAGTACGGCTTGAATCTGCACACTGCTTATGGCGAATATAATTCAGGACTTCGGGCGATCGAACTGGCATTCCAGCTAGGCGCGGAACGCGTCTTGCTTCTCGGGTATGACTGCACGGTGCAAGGCGGTACGCACTTCCACGGCGACCACAAGGATACGAAGAACCCCACGGAGGAGCTTTGCAGGAAGTGGAACCGTCAGCATTGCCGGCTCCCGCAGCGCGATCAGGTGATTAACTGTTCGCGTGATACCGAGCTGACAGCCTACCGTTTAGGGCGTCTTGAAAAAGAGTTGCAAAAGGTTGTTGACACTTGTGATTCGCGGGGCTAGAGTTTGGGTCGTGGGGGGCTTCGGCGTGCCGCTTCGGGTTAACCGGAAAAGATAAACCTCGTCGTACAGCCTAGCAGGCATAAAATGCAGTTGCCCTACGCGGTTGGTTTCAGGTGGAAGTATCGGGTTCGAGTCCCGACCGCTTATGGCGGCCCCGAGGGGGAGATAAGACTTAGTACTGAGGGTTCGATACCCTCCCCCAACCAAAGATAAGTGCGCCGCACACGCGGCGAGTTGCACCAGAGGAATCGCTACCGTCTTTTTGCCGTATCGCTGCAGCGTGGTGAAAAAGATACCCGTGTAAAAACTGGGTCTCCACAGTAGGAGTGAGAAGCGGTTCCTCTGGTGCAATTGAATGTGTAGGCTGATACACCCGCTTGTGGGGTTAGAGGAATGCCTAGTCCTTCCTGTGCCGAGATCAGCGCCGGCCGTTGCACCTTCAAATTTCCCGCCGCACCCTCACTTGACCCTGCTTCGGCAGGGTTCTTTTTAACCGGAGAATGGAAATGGATCTGAAAGAAAAGACTTGGAGTTTGATCGATGACGAACGGCTTCGTTTTTCTTACCCGGCCGATCGATTGAACTTGAAAGGTCAGCAGCGGTTGATCATGAAAGAAGTAGCGCATAAGGTATTGGCGCAAGTGTTTAAGCAAATGGCGGATCGGTACGAGAAAGGCTTATGCTGATCCATAACCACAGAGGACTTGGAGACAATATCTACGAACGGGCGTTCGTGAAGATGTTGCCAAAACCGGTCTACCTCGATACCCCCTGGCCGGAAATTTACGCCGGAATTGAAGGCGTCCACTTCATACGTCCGCAAACCACGCTTCGTACCCAAGCGAAGAACATCGCGCGTCACGCAACCTGGACGATGCCGCCCACGCGGCAACCTACTCGCCATATCCGCTACGGCGCCGAAGGCATTATCCAAGGGATGACGGCCAGCTTCGGCGTAATGCCCGGCGAGTTCGATTTACCACCGCTGCCACCTTCTCCCGAAACGGGTAAGTACGTCGTCGTGCGGCCGGCTACGGTGCGTAGCGAGTGGCGCGCTGATACGCGTAACCCTGATCCTGATTACATCGCCAGGGCCGCTGCTGAAGCCCTGCGCCGCGGCTATCGGGCGATCAGCGTAGCCGACCTGGTAGACGGACAGGAGTGGGGCGTAGACCCTATGCCACCCGCCGACGTGCGATACCACAAAGGCGAACTGCCAGTCGAACAGCTACTGGCACTCGTCGCTAACGCCGCTGCGGTGATCGGCGGTATCGGCTGGCTGGTGCCGGCGGCACTCGCGGCCAAGGTTCCCGCGTGGATCATCTGCGGCGGCCAAGGAGGCTTCAACGCGCCGGAGCTAATTTGCCCGGCCGGTAGTACAATCACGTTCGCGGTGCCGGACAACTTTTGCCGGTGCAAGTTGAAGCAGCATGGCTGCGATAAGAGGATTTCAGATTATGACGCAAAGCTTACCGCGTGGGCTGACCGGGCAATTCCTGTGGTGTCCTGAGAAGGGCATCGGTTGGCATAGCGCGCCGCCTATGGAGTACAGCGGCGAATACTTCGCCCATTACCAAAAGCTCGACAATACCCCCATGGGCGCCGCGCTGACCCGAGCGCGCCTAGAACTGGTCGGTAAGTACGTTGCGCCGAACACCGTAGTGGACATCGGTATCGGCGGCGGCCGCTTCGTCCAGGAATCGGGAGGCTACGGCTACGACGTGAGCAAGGAAGCCACGGAATGGCTCCAGAAAACAAATTCCTACTGCGACCCCTATGAAGTCGTCGTTAAGAGCATCACTTGCTGGGACAGCCTGGAGCACATCCCGGAACCCGAAAAGCTTTTGGCGCAGGTAGCCAACTGGCTATTCGTTTCCATGCCGATCTATCAGGACGTAGCCGATGTCCTCGGGTCCAAGCACTACAAACCCGGAGAGCATTTGTGGTATCACACGCTGCCGGGTTTCATCACTTGGTGCGAGGAACAAGGCTTCGAACTGGTCGAAGTGAATCACGCCGAGACTGAGCTAGGGCGAGAAGGCATCACGTCGTTTGCGTTCAAGCGCGTGAGCCGGTAGAATCAGCGAACCCACCTACGGCGTGCCGTAGGCCCAAAGCCGCAGATATGCGTCGGCAAATAGAGCCGCCTCATTCTGCGGCTTTTGCTTGCCTGTGATAAACTCCCTGCAAACCGAGGGCGACGACATGGCCGGTAAAAGCTGGATCACATACAACCTGAAAGGCGCTGACGAGCTGTCACGCGTATTCCGTACGCTGCCGCAGGAAATGCAGCGCCAGGTAGTGGTGCCTGCTGCAAAAGACGCGATGGATATCGTGCTAAAGGATGCCATTCAGCGTGCCAGCGCTATCGATGATCCCCGCACCATTCCCGATATATCGAAGAATATTGCAATGGTAGAGGACACAAAGTTTTTCGCCGAAACCGGGTCGACCAAAATATCTGTAGGTGTGCGCAAAACGAAACGCGGGCAGCGCGGCGGCAACACTTACTATTGGTGGTGGGTCGAGCTAGGCACAAACCGAATTCGCGCGCAGCCTTTCATGCGTAACGCGCTCGGACAAAACCAACAAGCTATTTTCCAAGAATTTATCGGGTCCGCCAAATTCCAACTTGTTCGTTTAGGGCTTAAATAATGGACACTCCGTTCTTCCAAGTCTGCAAAGCAAATCCCACCGTGCAAGCTCTACTTGGCGGTGTGTTGCCACGGATTTACCCTTTCGGGCAGGCGCCACAGGACGTAGCTAAACCCTACGTGGTTTACCAGTGGATTGGCGGCTCGCCGTTTAACATGATCAACTGCCGCCCGGATGCAGATCGCGCTAGCCTCCAGGTGGACGTGTACGGGCTTACCACGCAGTCCACAACCCAAGTCGCCAAGGCAATTCGCTACGCCATTGAGCTGGATTCTTACTTGACTGGATATCGTGGCGACATGCGCGACGAAGAAACCAAATTGTATCGAACCAGTTTCGACGTTGACTGGTTGGTGAAACGCTGATACGCGTGATATGCTTTCGCCGTCCTACCTAACTTCCATGAGGCTACACCGATGCCAATCCCCGCGCAGGGCACAGACCTTTTTACGATCGATCCCGATACCGGCCTGTTGCTGGACGTGGGTTGCATCACTTCCATCGACGGTATTGACACCGCCATCGATCAAATCGAGACCACCTGTCTTAACGACACTTCGCGTACCTATGCTGCCGGCTTGGCAACTCCGGGCGCCGCGACCTTCGGTCTGCAGTTCGATCCGGCAGACGTGAACCACATCCGTTTGCACCAGCTCAAGACGGCCGGCGTCACCCTGCAATGGGCGATTGGTTTCTCGGACGGCAAAGACGTTCTGCCCACTGTCGGCACCGACAGCGCAGGCGATTATGAATTCGTTCTGCCGCCGACCCGTAGTTGGCTGACCTTCGAAGGCTACATGAACAGCTATCCTTTCACCTTCGGTCTGAACACCATGGTCACTTCGACCGTTGGTATCCAGGTGTCCGGTGAGCCCGTTCTCATTCCTAAGTCGTCGAGCTAACTCATGGGCCTGAATCTTAAGGATCTCGTCGCCCAAGGTGCGTTCGTCAAAGAGCCTTTCGTGAAGCGTCAGATCACCTGGCACAACACCGAAGGCGAAGAGCTGACCGCCGACATCTGCGTGCGCCTCGCGTCCTACCACACGATTACCAATACGTGGAAAGCCGCAGAAGGCAACCAAGAGCACTTGGCCGCACGGATCGCGACCATGGTTTGTGACGAAGAGGGCGCGCCTATCTTCACTACGGCGGATATCCTCGGCACCACCGGTATCGAAGGCCGCGGCGCTATGTGCGATACGCTGTTCCTCGCACTGATCACCGCGGTTAACGAGGCTCAAACCGCAAAGCTGAAGCCCCCGAAGACCTCTGGTTCGAACTAGTCCTGAACGGCGTAGGCGGTCGTACGATCGCCGAAGCCCAACAGAACATGTCGATGGTCGAGGCGCGACAATGGGCCCAGTACATCAAGCGCCATGGGGGCCTGAACATCGCTGAACGGGTAGAGCAGGCCGCCGCTTTGATTTGCAGCACTGGCGCGCAGCTCATGGGCAACAAACATACAAAAGTCGCGGACTTTATCCCTAACCGGGAATCTGACGATGAATTGCGTTACGCTACCCCGCAAGACTTCTTAAAAGTGCTTCAAGCCTCAAGGAAATAAAGATATGGCGGTAGGATCTCTCGGGCAGCTCACGCTGGATCTCGTGGCGAATACCGCAGGCTTCGAACGCGGTATGAATCAGGCCGAACGGGCTTTGGCCGCGACTACCCGGGAAGCCCGTCGCCAAGGCGAATCGCTGGAAAGACTGGTGGGTCAGATTGACCCAGTGGCCGGCGCACTGAATCGTCTTGACGCCCAGCAGCAAAAGCTCAACGCGCATTTCAAGGCCGGCCGTCTGCCTATCGACGACTACAACAAATACACCGCCGTTCTCAACCAGCAGAAGATCGCGGCTGAAGCTAACGTCGCGACCTTCGCCAAGCTAGACAAAGCCTACAACGCTCAAGGGCTTACGGCCAAGCAACTGGCCGCCAACCTGCGCGGAGTGCCGGCACAATTCACTGATATCGCTACCTCCCTAGCTGCCGGGCAGAACCCGCTTACCGTATTCCTCCAGCAAGGCGGCCAGCTTAAGGACATGTTCGGCGGCTTAGGCCCTGCTGCGAGGGCTCTCGGCGGTTACGTCCTCGGGTTGATCAACCCCTTTACTGTTGCGGCTGCAGCCGCTGCGGTGCTAACCCTGGCCTATAAGCAAGGTAGTGACGAGGCCACAGCGTTCACGAAAGCTTTGACGCTAAGTGGTAACGCGGCCGGCACAACTGGCGACCAGCTCGCCACGATGGCGCACAGCGTTAGCCAGTCTGTTGGTACTGTAGGGGCCGCCGCTAAGGTACTTGCCCAGCTCGCATCTTCGAGCCGCATACCTGCATCCTCGTTCGACACGATTGCTATCGCCGCGCTCAAGATGCAGGAAGCGACAGGCAAAGCAGCCGAAGAGACGGTAAAGGATTTCGAGAAGCTGGCGAAAGATCCGGTCAAGTATTCCCGTGAGCTGAACGAATCTCTCAACTACCTGACGACATCGACTTACGCGCAGATCGACGCGCTTCAACGTCAAGGCGACGCGCAGGGTGCTGCCAACCTGGCCGAACAGGCGTACGCCGAAGCGCTGACCACTCGGGCGAATAAGATCCAAGGCGACTTGGGGTACGTGGAAGGCGCTTGGCTGGTCGTGAAGAACGCTGCTAAAAGTGCTTGGGACGCGATGCTCGACATCGGTCGTGAAACTACCATCGATCAAAAGCTTAAAAGCCTCAACCAAACGCTGCAGGATATCGCGAACGCCGATGCGATCAACGCGACCCCGGGTAGCGGCGGGGCTTTGGCGCCTAGCGACGATCTGCGCCGCGAACAAACCGAAAAAGAAATTACCCAGCTTCTCGTTCAGCAAGAGGAAAGCCGAAAGCGCGCCGCCGCAGCCCAACGTACGGTAGAACAGGACCGTAAAGGGATCGCGGCTGTCGAAGCGCTGAATAAATCGCTGGAAGAAACAGCACCTAAGACCGATAAACTCGCCAAGCGCTTTGCCGAGATTGATAAGCAGGTCGCCGCAGCCGCCGCCCGCGGAGTGGCTTACAGTGAAGCGCAGATCGCCCAGTTGCGCAAAGCCGCAGAGGAACAATACAAAGCCGATAAAGTAGCCGCGCCTAAAGCGTACCGCGAAGACGCCGGCATGAAGATGCTGGACAATCTCCGGCAGCAAGCCGCTGCGCTTCAAGTACAATCGCAGACCAACGAAAAGCTTGGGGCGCAGGCTCAAGCCTTGGCGCGCTTCGAGCAAGAAATTGCAGACATCAAGAACAAGGACATTCAGACCGCCGATCAGAAGTCTTTGCTCGCCAGCGAAGAGTTGCTGCGCGCCCAGCTCAAGCGCAACGTAGCGCTTGAACAGGAGATCGCTGCACGCAAGCAGGCAACGTCCGAAGCCGAGAAACTGGCCGCGTTCCAAGAGAACCAAGCGTCGAAACTGGCCCAAGCGCAGGACGGCTTAAACTCTTCGCTGACCGGGCTCGGTCAAGGTGAGAAGCTGCGCGAGCGGCTAAAAGAAGACTTGACCATCCGCAAGGAGTATCAAGCCGAAGTTGACAAGCTGAACAAGCAACTCAACACCGGGCAAATCAGCGAAGACCTGTACGCGCAAGAGACAGCGATCCTCGAAGAGAACTTGGCATCGCGTTTGGTGATGCAGCAGGACTACTACAACCAGCTTGACGAAGCGCAAGGCAACTTCTTCCTCGGCGCATCCGAAGGCTGGGCCAACTGGGCGGAAGAGGCCACGAATTACAGCGCTATGGCATCCGAGTTCGTCACCGGAACCTTGGACACCCTGACCGAAGGTCTAGCGGATAGCTTCATGTCAATCCTTGACGGCACTAAGTCTGTAGGAGACGCCTTCAAGGATCTCGCCTCAACCATGGTTAGCGCCATCGTAGGCGCCTTGGTGAAGATGGCCGCCCAGTGGGTCGTATACCAAGCCGTGCAACTGCTCGCCGGCAAGTCCGCCCAAGCTGCTGCGGTGCCGGCTCTCGTGGCTAACGCGACGGCCATGTCTTTGCAGGCGCAGATCGCCGCGTTCGCCTCTACCGCCGCTATCCCGATCGTGGGCCCCTTCTTGGCCCCGGCTGCCGCCGCAACTGCCGCCGCCTTCACTGCCCCCCTGGTAGCAGGTGTAGGCGCAGCGGGGCTAGCAGGTATGGCGCACGACGGTATCGACAGCATTCCGGAAACCGGTACATGGCTTTTGCAGAAGGGCGAGAGGGTGACTACGGCGGAGACTAGCGCCAAGCTAGATAAAACATTGAACGATATAAAATCCCCGAGCGGCACGGGCAACACTACTGTAAACTTGATCGAAGACGCCTCGCGAGCGGGCCAAACTGCTACCCGTGAGGAAGACGGTCAGAAATTTATCGATCTGTGGATCGCGAAACTCTACTCGGATGACGACGTTATGGAAGCACTGAATAGAAAAACCGGTTTGCAGGCACAGGGCCGCTGATGGCTATCCCGGCTTACCCCGAAGGGCTGCCGTGCCCCCTGCGAGAGAACTACGGTTTCACTCCGGTTAACAATATCCGTCGCACGCAGATGGATAGCGGTCGCGCTCGTCAGCGTATTGAGTTTCGCAATGTACCGACTATGGTTCAGCTCTCGTGGATTATGTCACCTTTGCAGGCGCAACTTTTTGAAGAATGGGTGGTTTCAGCCGTAGGAGCCGGATGGTTCAACATCAAACTTCTTACACCTTTAGGTTTTGATGTTCATGAAGTGCGATTTACCGAGACACCGGAAGGCGGTGAACTGGTCGGAAAATTTTTATGGCGATACCAAGTCATATGCGAACTGAGGAATAAGCCTATACTTCCCCCGGATTGGTCTTTACTACCTGATTTTGTTCTACATCCCGAAATTTTTGATTATGCAATGAATCGAGAATGGCCGGAATACGTACCAGGTGCGCTTGTTACACAAGCCGGCGACCGTATTACGACACAAGCCGGCGACCCTTTAATTTTGGAGTAACCCATGGTTGACAAGCGAATAACAGATTTACCGCCTGCGGGTCCGCCCCTAGAGGGTGACGTTTACCCTGTTGTGCAAGGGGTTGGCACTTTCAAGCAAACGCTGACTCAACTGCGCGCTGCCATCGGGGCAGTGATTGAGTCTTTTGTAGGATTGGGGGGTGGTGCGGATAAGTTGCCGTATTACACCGGCCCAAACTCACTGGCGTTGACGGACCTTACCCTAGCAGGTCGCGAAATTCTAAACGATAGCTCGTTTACTGCGATGCTGAATACTTTGAACTCTGAACCTTCAGTGTCCCTTGCGAGCGCCGCAACAGTTAATCTTGGAGCTGCGGCCTCGAGGTTCGTCACCATTACAGGGGCGGGCACGATAACGTCTTTTGGGACCGCAGCAGCCGGCGTGACCAAGGAGGTTACGTTCGGTGGGGCATTGACTTTGACCTACAACGCGACCTCAATGAAACTCCCAGGTGGCGAGAATATTGTTACCGCAGCGGGAGACGTATTGTCTGCTGTTTCGTTGGGTTCTGGTAATTGGCAGGTATCTAGTTACTCAAGTTCCGGGGTAGAACGCGGATCTGACGCCAACGGCGAATGGTTTAAGTTTAGAAACGGTCTAGCGGTGCAAAAACTCGTAGTACCGTCTCAGAGTGTTGCTGTTACCAATGCTTACGGGTCGGCATTTTATGGCCCAGGTGGTTCGCCGCTTAGCTGGACATTTCCTATACCGTTTGTTGGTGCCGTGCCGGATGTTAGACTCGGTTGTTACGCAAGCGGTAGGCTTGCGTCCGCAGTTCAAGCGAGTACTCCAACCCTCACTGGGGCCACGTTTGTGCTTATGAACGGCGTCAGTGGGACTGACAACTACGCATTGACCTATATAGCCATTGGGCGGTGGAAAGTATGACGACTTACGCAACTGGAAACCCTGTCGGCTCTACGGCGGCGAAGGATCTGTACGATAACGCGCAGAACCTAGATTATTTGTTGTTGGGGCCCCAACGCTCTTACCCTGACAGGCTTGGTGTTCAGCGATATTCGTGGGCCGGCATCGAGCAAATGTTTGACGATTTCCTGATTAACTCAGGATTCGTTTTTACGACGCCTTCGACTTACGCGGCGGGGATAACCATCAATGAACGAAATGAGGTCTTTGTAAAGGACGGCCAATATTATAGCGCTGGGCCGTCCTTGACGCTACCCTATACAACTACTGGGGACTGGGCGACTGAGGGCCCGCTGTTTACCGTCCGCGACGACGCTATTTTGCGAAGCCAACTTGCAGAAGCAGCAGATCCGTCGCAAGGCGCCGCACTCATCGGCAACGTTAACCAGATTGTTGCAAACATAGCTGCACTGAAAGCGTTGAAGAAAACCTCTGCGTCACGTTTCGCTAAAACAATGGGCTATTCGTCCGTTAACGATGGTGGCGATGGTTTCTATTTTTATGACGCTGCCGACACTACTAGCGTTGATAACGGCGCTACTGTGATTGTGGCAACGGATGGTGGGCGTTGGAAACTTAACATGCCTAATGGTCAAATCAGCGTCCTTCAATGTGGCGCTGATAAAACCGGCACCCTGGACGCATCGCCTGCGTTCCAGCGCGCTGCCGATGCGTCGAAAAAAATTCGGGTTCCGTTCGGTCGCTATCAGCTGGACAGTACCGTCATGCTGCGTGGTGGCACATACATTGAAGGTGATGGGCGCGAGGGGACCATTCTTCAGCGCACTACCAACCAGGGGGATACGTTTAGAATTGGTACTTCAGAGGACCACGCGGGGAATTTCAGAATTTCCGGTTTCTGGTTTTACAAACCGCAAACCTACGTGTCAGGCACGACGACGAGCATCACGTACCCGGTGCCGCCCGCTGTTGCGCATTTGAGAATATACGCGGGTCAGGATTGCGATGTTCGCGAGAACTTTTTCTGGAACATGCCATATGGTATTGTTTTTCAGGATACGTCTCTGTTACGCATCCAAAAAAATAACTTCATAGGCATGTGGGATACCCAAGTCGCCGGATTGCAAGAGGCACGGGCTTCTATCTACTCGGCTCAAGGTGTCGCCTATAATGTGCTCGTTGACATAAGCGAAAACCATATAAGCGGTGGCTATTTTGCGCTTAACCGGACTAAGAGCTACGGCACGACTACCTATGTGACAAACGAACAAATCGGGCCGTTGCTGGGCATCTATTCGGAGACATGTGAAGGTCTGAATATTCACCACAACTACCTCGGCGGTCACTCCCAGTACTGCATAGCGACAGCCAGCGTGAACATTTCTGCGCAGTTGAAAATCACTGACAACTTTTTTGACGGCGGTCGCGACGGCACAATCAAATTTCTGTCAGGGACCAATCCGGCGCTACATGTAAACAATTTTCAAATTTGTCGTAACGGTTTCAACGGTCAACAGGTTTGTCCGGAAGCAATCAGTAGCAACTACACTGGCGGCGTACGTTCGGCGGTCACGGGGATTATTTCAGATAACATTTTTGAGAACCACCTAGGGGCCCCGGTAAATATTGATGGGGTTACCGCTGTAAAAGTCTCCAACAACAAGTTCCAAGCCTACCATAACAGAGGGGGTCAGCCGGGGTCAGCCGGTTCTACGGCAGGCTTGGTGATCGGACCTAACACCCTCTCGATCGTCACCCAGGGGAATGAGTACGGCGGTGGTACAAACGACCCACAGGGCGCGAACAACTGCCAATGGGGCGAATTTTGGGTATCCGGTGCGACAGGTTACGCCGGTCTGTTCCGCCCGAATGGTAGCGGTTTAGGGTTGGCCGGTGGCGCATTGTGCGCCGGTAACACGGGTTCGTATCCTGTATGAGCATAATCCTGGCCGAAGTTAACGCCGGGGCTAACGAGCGTCTTGACGAAATTATCAGGACGCTCGAACTGACTTCGCCCGCATGGGCGGAGCCGGTTTTCATCTGCACGGGCTTTGAGGACATCACTGCCGTAACCGAAGATGGTAGGACGGTTACTTTCATCGGCGCGAACATCGACATCGCCCTAGCCTCCAAGAACAACAAAGGCAATCAGACCCTAGCCTTCGCCGTGGATAACACCACGGGGGAGGCCTCCCGTCTGATCGATCTGGCGATCGAGGCCAACGCCCGTGTGACTGCTGTCTATCGGACGTACCTAAGCACTAACCTCACAGCGCCGGCAGAGAAGCCGTACGTCTTGACTCTCCTGTCAGGCGGCATTCAAGGGCAGGAGGCTCAGCTCCAAACGGGCTACTACAACATGATCGGTGTCGCATGGCCCCGCGCCTTGTACACTGTCAACTTCGCACCGGCTCTAAGGTACATCTAGATGGAGTGGATCAACAAATACCTCGCCTGCGTATACGAAGACGGCGCCCGAGGCCCCGATCGCTTCGACTGCTGGGGCCTCGTTAGGCAAGCCCGTCACGATGATCTTGGTCAGCGCCTATTGGCCGAGTATGGTAGTTTGCGCAATACGGACCCAAAGGAGTTCACTCGTGCCTACGAAGCCGAGTCTTCGGTAATGGAGCTGTGCGAACCGGAGCCCGGCTCCATTGCTTCGGTTCTTATCGGGCGAATATGCGTCCACGTTGCGCTGGTGATCGACTCGCCTGAAGGGTTGCGCATCTTGGAGATAAACCCTACACGCGGACCGCGGTGCCTTCCGCTGCACCGCTGGTTGCGGGACCATTCCAAAGTTACGTTCCACAGGGACAAAGCATGATCGAGGTTTACGCGAGCCGGCTATCTGACGAGGGCAAAGAGACGTACAAGGTGCGCTCTCGCCAAACCTTGGCCGAGTGGCTGTACCGTCATGGGATTTCCCGCAAGACGGATTTGAACAAGCTTGCGATTAGCTTGTACCTGAATGGCGAAAGGCTTTTGCCCCGCCAGTGGCTGCGTACCGAATTCAGCGCTGCCGATAAGGTGGAAATTTATCGCGAGCCGAAAGGCACGGACCCTTTCTCGATCACCTTCGCGTTGATCTTCGGGGCCAAAGCCGTGCTTGCCGCTTTGATGCCGAAAATTCCTGGTGCCAATAATAAATCCGGCGGCACAGGCGAAGCCCTAGACCAAGGCAGCAGCAAGGGCAACAAGGTAAAGATCAACGACGTACGCCCGGAGCTTTTCGGGTATAACCCGCAGCGATATCCAGATTACCTGGTCCCTCCGAGGACCTACTACGCGGCACCACGGGAACCCCGTACAGAAATGTGTTTGGGTATCGGCCAGGGGTCGTATCAGATCAATCTAGGCGATGTGAAAACCGGGCAAACCCCGCTGCTAACCCTGGGCGTCGATGCCGCGTTCTCGATCTACGGGCCGGATGCCTCGCTAGCGGCCGATCCCGCCCATTACTTCTGGTACGAGGCCCCTGAGGTAGGGTCCAGCAACACGGGCGCCAGCGGCTTGGAGCTGACTGTAGAATCCGAGTTGACCAACTCCGCGACGGCTTCAGTGTTCACCTTTAACAGTGACGTGATCGGCATTCCTAGCGGGGCAGGGTCGTTCCCTGACGACTGGGTAGCCGGTACATTGCTCAACATCGCGGCGCCGTACAATTACACTGTCTCGGACGGTACAGGAACAGGGGGGCGGGATGTTATCTCCGGTCCTATCGCACAACACAATTTCATCGTCGGCGACTCGATCCAGATAGAAGGGCATAACTCGGGATTCTACGTAGTTACGACCGTAACGCCGACTACGTTGGAACTGGACTACGAGGGAGGTGCACCAGGAACCGGCCTCGTAACCGGCCCTGTCACAATGGCGATGTCCTACCGTGGATTGCGTTTCAGAGTCGTTAGCTACTCCGCGCAAGCCCTACAGGTCAAGCGGATAAACTCCGGCGGCGCGGACGATAACGCTTGGCCGGGATGGGATAGCCTATCCTCGAACACGGCCCGCGTGGTTATAGACCCCTCCAACCTGTCCGGCGGTTACAGGGGGCCTTTCCCCGCGTGTCCAGAAGGCCAAGTGGTAACGCACATTGAGGTGGACATCTTCTACCCGAGCGGTCTGGTATTCCTCACGGATGCGGGGGATTACTGGCCGCTAACTGGGTATCAGTCCTACGAGTACCGCGATATGGCGGTGGGCGGCGCGTGGACGACATCAACGGTTACCGCTACGTCCGATAACCTAGACGCCCAGGGTTACACCTACCGTATTACGTTGCCCTATCCTATGCGCGCGGAGGTGCGCATGCGTAAAATATTCGTCAAGCAGGGCAATGGGGACCTGGACAAGAAGCAAAACGATACGATGATGTGGCAACGACTGAAAGGCCTTATGGTCACGTCGTCCCCGACCAGCTACCCCGGCATGACTACCATGACGTGCAATGTACGTGGGGGGGATCGCATATCCTCCCAGAGTGAGAGCCTGATCAACCTAGCGTGTACACGCATCCTTCCGGTACTGCGAGGCGGGGTATGGCAGGCGCCGCAGCCCACGCGTGAGATATCCGCCGCAGTGGGCCACATCATCCGTAATGTTGGGTATTCCGATACCACGGATATCGACCTGGTGGAGCTTGAGCGGCTAGAGTCTACCAGGTGGACGCCTCGGGGCGACACGTACGACCGAACGGTAGTAGACGCCAAAACCGTTAAGGCTTATCTGTTGGAAGCCCTACAAGCCGGTTTCTCGGAACTTACTATCGATCGGGGTTTGCTGGTGCCGGTGCGCGATGAGCCGCGCGGCCCCTCATTCGACCACATGTATAACCCGGAGATAATGCTCGAACCCCTGTCGTATGACTTTACGATGCCAGACCAACCGGACGACTTCGACGGCGTGGACGTTGAATATTATGATCATGTGACCAAGCAGGACGAGACCGTAGAGTGCCGTCTACCCGGCGACACTGGAGAACGCGTAGAGAAGCTGAAGCTTGAAGGCGTCGGTGTACGGTACAAGGCGTGGCGCTGGGGCATGCGTCGGCGCAGAGCGCATCTGTACCGTCAGCGAGAATACAGCTTCAAGACGGAATTGGACGCACTGAACAGTGCGTACTTCGATTATGTTGCCTTGGGGGTCACTACGCCAGGCTACGGGCAAAGCGCCGAGGTGGTCGGCTACACAGCGGGTCCGCCGGTAACCCTGGAATCCTCGGAACCGCTAGACTGGTCCGTGCCAGGCGTTTACAAAGTGCTAGTCCGTCGTAAAGACGGGACAGCCTCCGGCCCTTACACAGCGACCCGGGTTGATGATTACTCGTTCACGGTCCCAACTTTGGACTTCGTACCGGACCTGTCGGGAAACATCGAAGCGCCGATCATCCAGTTCGGTCACGAATCGAAATGGTGCTTCCCCGCGCTGATCACCGATGTGAACCCGAGCGGTACACGTACATGCAGCGTGAAGGCGGTAAACTACGATGAACGTATATACGCGGACGACAACAATTTCCCCCCGGACGGAGCCTAGTGATATCATGCGCGGTAATCCAGAAAAGGGCCAAGCTGATGATAGATCCGAACACGCAAGCGCAGTGCGTAGCCCTTTCATGGCTCTGCCTCTTCGCCCTGGCCGAACAGCTCAACCCCGCTGCGGCCATGGGGACTTCCTTCGGGTGTTTTTGCTTCCTCGCTTTCGCCGATCCGACAGTCGGCAAGTGGTATGAAAAACTTCTTCGCAAAATCGCACTCTTAATATTCTCATGGGGCGCCGGATATGCAGCAGGTTCCGGCGTGGCGTACTCTTCCGATCCGGACATCGCTAAGTACGCCATGATCACCGCTGTCGTAGTGGCCGCAATATCCGCCACGTTACTGGGCGCGATCAACCTCATGATCCGCAATGATGGCCCACTGCCGAAATGGTTAGGCGCTATTGTTGATCGTATTCCCGTACTGAGGAAAGGAAACGATGAGACTTAACCTAAAAGACCGTCTGTATTTGGCGGGCACGTTTTTAGCAGTCGTTTACGTTTTCTCAGTGCCGGGCAGCTGGCTAGTCGGAACCCGCGTAACGCTCTTGGCAATCGGCATCCTTGCCATCCTGTGCTACATGAGCGAACACCGTAATCGCCCGGCGGCAACAGCACTGGCGATGCTCATAGGCGGCTCGTCCCTCGCGATGATCTTCCAGGGGCTCACGAATTACATTCAGCTTTCATCCTCTGCCGAACCCTGGCTAGTCGTCTATGTCTTCGCGCAGACCTGCGTCCTTGTAGGCAACGGCGGCAACACCGCCAAATTCCTTCCCTCTTTTGGTACGCAATCATGACGCTCAAACTTGATATAGCCGCCGGACTTGCTTTGCTACCGGCTAAGATGGATTCCCTAGCCGCGTCCATCCTTTTGTATTGCACTAATCTGCAAGAGAACCCTAAACGTCTCCCCCAGCAAGTTGGTGGGCCGGCCGTAGGCGACTACCAATTCGAGAAGGGCGGTGGGGTGAAAGGCGTAATGACGCACCACGCCGTAGCGGATCTTACGCGATCGGTATGCACACAACGCCAAGTCGCTTTCGTCGCCGGCTCCGTATACGAGGCGTTGAAGACGGACCCTATACTCGCGGCTGCATTGGCGAGGCTTTTGTATTACACCGATCCAAAAGCGTTGCCCGACGTAGGGGATGAATCCGAAACATGGGCGCTGTACCTTCGTACATGGCGCCCAGGTGCGTACGCACGACAACCGGAAGAACTGCGGGCAAAGTGGAAAAAGAACTATGCGCTCGCGATGAAAGCGTATGGTCTTTAATTCCGCTTACGGCTACGCCCTGGCCTTCGTGATCGGTGCAGGTGGCGCGTGGTACGTCCAGGCTATTCGGTGGGACAACGATGTACAGCAACGCGACCTCGCTACCGCTACGGCGATCCAAGTCAACGTGGACGCAGTGAACCAACAGCTAATCGCGTCACGCGCACAGACGGAAGCCATTCGGGCGACGTTCATCGAGTACAAGGCAGGTAAAGAAAATGAGACGAATGCTCTTGAGCGGGCTGTTGCTGATGGCACTAAGCGGTTGCGGATCAAAGCAACCTGTCCCGCAACAGTGCGCGCCGATGGAACCGTTCCCGGCGGAACTGGAAGCGGAACCGCAGAACTTGACCCCGCTGTTAGACAAGATTATCTCAGTCTGCGAAGAGGACTCGACCGGCAGTTTGCCGAATTGCAGTTCTGCCGGTCGGAATTGAGGAAGCGGTCTATTCAGCCGAAGTAGGACAACCCGCAAACGCTTTCTGGACTAGATACTTCGCCGCCTCCGGTGTGACTTCATACCGGAACTCAATCGGCTTCGTCGATTCGATCTCCACGTCGCGGGGTAGTTGGTAACCGAACCAAGTCCCAAAACACAGTAGAAAGACGTGCAGCAGGAAAAGCTTAAACCCCCGGTTACTCACCACAGTAATACCCCTCTTCCTCAGTTGCATTTTGCGCAGCGGCTGTCGCCTGGCAGATAACCTGGGCGTCCTGCGTGAAGTACGCGGCCACTGGCACCGGGCCGTTTGCGGTTAGCATGTAGAGCATGGCTAGGATTTTCACGCCAAGTCCTCCGTCCGAATCTCATCGCGCACCAGCATAAGCAACTGACCGAGCACGTTCTGCCCTTGGCCGTTGCAGACACCCCAATAGGTATCGCCCCACGTATTGCCTTCGATAAGCCTTGCGTCGCCGGTGTTGATCAACTTGATTCGCAACAGTGGGTCTTTAAACTTCAGGCGTAGCACTGACAGCATTTCGTTACGCTTTACCTCTTCCCAATCCGCGCGCAGCTTGATCTTTCGTCCGAAGCGCTTTGCATCACCCGCGGTCTTCAGTGTTGCGACTTCACGACGGACGGACATGTCCAGCGTCTTCGATGCCATGTAGGCATGTTCAGAACTCGGGTAGGTAATACCGTCTGCGAGGGTTATGGACACCGGCCAGAAGTTGCTCAACCAACGGAACTCGCCGTTAAACGCCGCTATTGTTCTCATTCCGCTTCACTCCTTTTCGCGGCCCGCACCATGCGAGCGCCGAAGAATTCGACTTTCTCAGCGTTGTATAACGCTTTGTTGTCCGCCTTTACCGCGCCGCCCATGCGCCCAGTGCACGTGCGCCAGATCGCTTTAAACGCTTCGCCTTCCGCGAAGGTCATACCGAGCGCTTCGATAATGTCGATGCTCTCGGCGGTATAGGGTTCGCCTTTGGAAATGGGATCAGCGACGTGGCATTTGTAATAGTCGACGCTGCCGCCGGTTTTCTGTTGGGTCATACGAGATCTCCGTAAAGTGCTTCTTCGATACGCTTCTGCGCGATGGCGAAATATTTATCGTCACGCTCAATGCCGATAAATTTACGGCCGGTGTTCGCTGCGGCTACGCCAGTTGTGCCCGAACCCATTGTGTTATCGAGAACGGTATCGCCTTCGTTGGTGTAGGTCCGAATTAGGTACTCCATAAGCGCTACCGGCTTTTGCGTTGGGTGCTGATTTTTCAGCCTATTGTCTTTCGCGAATTTCTGCACACTACGAGGGTATCGCTCAGTCGATTCATACGGAGCACGTATAGACGAAGACTTTCCATAATTTTCGCCATGATTCGCGTAGGAAGCATTCGTTCTTTTTATGGTATGCCCGGCGGTCATTTCGGGATTGTAAATGGGCTGCTTTCGGTAAAAAACCAACACATTTTCATGGGCCTTGAGCGGTGACTTCTTTGCATTGAGGAAGCCTGTCGCGGCGGTTTTCTCCCAAATCCATTCGTACTTAAGGAACCCGATCGCGGATACCCCTAGCACTTTATCGAAGGGAGACTGGGCGGTAAGGACGATAGCGGCCGAGTCTTTAGCTACTCTCCAATACTCTTTCCAAAGCAAATCCAGGGGAATCACGCTGTCCCAAGCACACTGCGTTGTGCCATATGGCAAATCGCACAGCACCATATCGACAGAGCCGTCAGGAATTGATGCCATTAGCTCGAGGCAATCGCCGTGCATAAGGTTCATGCCGCATCCTCCTTGTCCAAATAGCCGCGGTGCTTGAGGGCCTCTAACAAGATGTCCTGCACCTCACGCTTGCTATGCAGCCGCTCCAGTACCAGTTCGTCGATCGTGTCCTTCGCCATGATCATGTGCATAAACACAGGACGCTTGAACCCGGCCTGCAACTGGCGGGTAGGCCCGATGCGTTCGATGGCCTGCAGGTAGTTTTCCAGCGACCAGCTGTAGCCGAAGAACACCATGATGTTCGTGTGGTACTGAAGACCATCGACCCCATGCCCCATTGAAGCTGGGTGGCCAAACCAGATACGCCCCTCGCCCGCCTGTGCCTTCTCCAGCGCCCCTTTCTGTGAGAGGTCAATGCCATCCGGGAATCGCTTCTTGAGACGTGCCAGATCACTCTTGAAGTTGTACAGGCAGAGGATCGGCATGCCGGCTGCTTCCTCTACGATTTCTTCCAGCGCTTCCAGCTTCTCGTTATGCACTACTTCCCATGCTTCGCCACCTTCCAGGTACATGGCGCCGTTCGCTACCTGCATTAATTTCATAGACTTGGCCGCAGCGTTCAGCGCTTCGATCTGCGTACCGCTTTCCAACTCCAGGAAGAACTGTTTCTCCATCTGCTTGTACATGACCTGCACCGAGGCCGGCAGCTCGACCATGATCTTGTTGATGATCGGCGCTTCGAGGTCGAACCAATCAGCCGCATCGATCGTGATGCATACGTCGCGCAACGCTTCTTGCATCTGGTCCTGTGCGTTGTCGTTTGCCTCTACGCCGAACCCGGTGTGGGAAGCATGAAACCAGCGCTGCTTGAAGGCGTCGAAGGTTCGGCCGAGGCGATCGCCTTTGTCGACGAACCACATCTGCCCCCATAGATCCTGTAAGCCGTTGGGACTGGGCGTACCGGTCAACAGGATGATCCGCTTGATCTTGGTGTGCGCGACCCTGGCGAGTGCCTTGGCGCGCTGCGTGCCCTGCCTTAAGCGAAAGCCCTTCAACTTGGTCGCCTCATCTGCTACGACAGTCTTGAAGGGCCAGCGGTCGCCCAACTCTTCAACCAGCCAGGGTAATTGCTCGAAGTTGGTCGTGTATATGTCCGCCGGAATGCGTAATGCGGCGCGGCGTTCCTTCAGTGTGCCGGTGACAACGACGACGCGCAGGTGCTTGAGGTGGTTCCACTTGCGCACCTCGTTCGGCCAGGTGGTTCTAGCGACGCGCAATGGTGCAACGATCAAAGCGGGGTACACATCTTCGACGAATGCCAAGTCCTCCAGGGCTGCCAAGCTGGAGGAAGTTTTCCCGGTACCCGGCGAACTCCACACGGCGCAGCGCTTGTTGGCCTTGATAAAGTCCGCGATCAGTTCCTGATAGCGGCGCGGTACGAAGTCAGTTGCCATCGTGCGGAATCCTTAGGAGAACCTGACCGACGTAATCAAACCAAAGTGCCATCGCCAATGGCGTTTCGAAACGGTGCGTGATGAAAGGGATCATCTTGCGAATCTCAATCCCGTTGAGACGAAAGGAATACCCCGAGTACTGCTCTACGCGCCATCGGCCCGCAGGAGCAGAAGTGACGTAAACCGGTTGCATTCCGGGGATCACCTTTTCAAAGCGATTCGGTTTACCGGTTCCGGTATGCCGCACGCAACGCCAGCCTAACTCCTTCATCGTGCGTTTAAGATGGAATTGCGCTTCAACCTCCTCTCGTTGTCCGCGAGTGGATCGGTAGCTCTTCGGCCCGGTGTACTCAATTCTCTCCGTGTTCATCAGCAAACCACCTTGAATTCATCATCAACGCGCAATTCCTCGCGCAGCCAACCTTCCAAAAGCCATGCGATAACCACGTCCACCCCCTCTTTGCTATCCAGCCAAACCACTTCGGCACCCGCAGCACGCCGACGATCATGGTCGCGCACCTGAGCTTCGGTAGGCTTTTTGCCGGTCGCTTTCAGCTCAGCGAACAACACGCGACCGCTGAACGTGATCAGCCGATCGGGCACCGAACGACGCTGGGGCGACGTAAATTTATCGGCCAGGGCGCCAATCTCTTTGCAGCGCTTGACGAGGTACGCTTCGATATCGCGTTCTAGCATTTTGGCGTACTCAGTTGTGAGATCGCCGAAAGTGCAACGTTAAGCGCTACGACGGCTTTATGCTGCGTTAGGCAAGTGACGCTCACAACCGTGACGCTCGTGCCTCCGCTTGCAGTCCATGATTTATCCGGGTTCTGCTTCACTTCGATCACGTGGCTCATTTCGATTGCTCCTTCTTCGCTTCGCGGTAGGACTTCTGGTAGATCCTCAGGCATTCAACGCAGCGGTAGGACTTGATCCAGCGTTCGCCCTTCAGCTCAGGGTGCTTCGGGCAAAGCCGACCGAAATAGACTTGTTCGCGCATCACGTTTAACCTATCTAGAAACCGTAGAATCTAGATAGTATTCCTAGATATAACTCGCTGTCAACCTTTCCTATATCGTTTCGCTTCGAAGCCGGCGGCGGCGAGCGGTAAGCCTTCTGTCCAGTCGCAACCGGCGGACATCAGTTCGGCCAAGTGTTCGTGCGTGTAGTCGTCGGTGTCCGGCGCTTCGCTGATGATCTCGTCGTGGACAGTCAGGACGATTTCGTAACCAGCTTTCTCGATCGAGGGGAGGGAATACGCGAGTACATCCCTAGCAACGGCCTGGCAAATATTTTCGACGAGCCGGCCCCCGTATGTGCGTAGGCGTTCCCACTTGCGAGTGAACTGGTTGACGCCCATGAACGTAATCCCGCCGTCGTCTTCTACGCGGGGGTTCGGATAGCACAGGTAGCGGCCTGACGGCAGCATGATACGGAGCCAAGCGCCGTCGCGTCGGATCTTGTGCATGCGGCAGGTAAGCGTTTGCCCGGGGCTGTTTATCGCGCGGCGGACAACTTCCTCCAGCTCTTTCCACCAAGCGGCGATAGCCGGGTTAGTCTCGCGCCACAGGCGCTTGAAGCTGTCACAGACAATGAACGCGCGGTCGCTCAAGCCGTATTGGCTTTTACCCTGGCCGAGTTGCCATTCCAGAAAGTTGGCTGCGTCGTCGCGAGTAGCAACGGGGATAACGTCCCATGCTTTTTCGGCCATGTCTTCCAGGTCTATGCGGTAAGTCAGCGCTCCCGTTATGTAGGCCCCTACACCGCCCGCGTATCCGAGCATAAGTTCCAAAACTTTTCCGATGGATCTTTCGTGCTTGCCGACATCCTCAGGACGGATACCGAAAGCCTTCGCGTAAGCGAGTTTGTACATGTCGTGGCCGTCGCGCAGATCGAAGTCCAGGAACGCTTCCAGCTTCCACGCTTCGCCAGCCAGCCAGGCTAATACTCTGTTCTCGATACCGGCCAAGTCAGCTACAACAAATTTCTTGCCGGGCGATGCGATGAAAACCCCGCGAATCGCGCTGGAGCATTTGTCCATGACGTTGCTCATACGAGATCTCCGTGTATCGCGTTACCGATGGCGGCGATACGACTTGGCACCAGTTCGGCGTACTCCGGGTTTAACTCGCAAAGAACCGCTTTACGACCATGCGCCAAGGCTACGCCAGCAGTCGTGCCACTTCCGCCGAAGGGGTCTAAGACAGTGCCCCCGACGGGACAACCGGCCAGGATACACGGTTCAATAAGCGCCGGAGGGAAGGTAGCAAAATGCGCAGCTTTATAAGGCGCTGTGGCGACTGTCCACACGCTACGTTTATTTCGTTTGCCGTCTTCTACGCGCTCAGCGGAACTTGACCTCCCGCGTTGGTGCTCTGCGGTTTTGCCTTTGTTGAACGAAGATCCGGCGGCGCCCTTAACCGCATCCTCTTTAATCGCTGTCCCGTCGAAAAAATACTTTGGCGATTTGCTCAGAAGGAAAACGTACTCATGCGACTTAGTGCAGCGATCCGTAACACTCTCCGGCATAGCGTTCGGCTTCTGCCAAATTATGTCTTGGCGCAAATACCATCCGTCAGCCTGCAGTGCGAAGGCGACGCGCCAGGGGATACCGATGAGGTCTTTAGGTTTGAGCCCAGGTGGTGTTTTTGGCCGAGCGTTGGCCCACTGCTCAGGATTTTTCTCGCTTCCCTTCGACTGCGGGGCGTTTTTGGTACCAGGGGCCGTGGAGCAGTAACTATCCCCCAAGTTAAGCCACAACGTACCATCGTCACGCAGTACGCGTAGCACCTCTCGCAACACCGTTACGAGCGCCACAACGAACTCTTCGGGCGTAGGTTCTAGCCCTAACTGTCCCTCAACCCCGTAGTTGCGCAATCCGAAGTAGGGAGGACTCGTGACACAGCAATTGACCGACTGATCAGCCATGGCTCTGAGGGACGCCAAGCAATCCCCTACCTTAATCTCACAGTTCATAACAGATCCTCCGCGTCACAAAGCATTTCTTCGATAGCATGTTCCACGCCTTCCGGGGAGAGTGTTCCACGCGGTAAATTTTGCGGCTGAATTAGGCGACCCGCCCACCTGCCGGTGCGCAAAGCCCCACAGAACGCCAGCAGACCGCGTAGGCGGCCATCTGAACTCACGCCGTTGATAACCCGGCTGTATTTGCTGTTGGAAGACTTACTGGACTGCTGGCGGACCCGTAGCAGATCCTTCAGCTCTTCCGGCATGTCCTCGTTTTCCAGGGCCTTTTCCAACGTGCTGCCTTTTAAATCCTTCAGCGCTATGCCGTACGCTTCGAGGATGTGTTCCAGCATCCTGTCGCGCTGGTTAGCGCTGCTGACCGCACCATCCGTCATCTCGTTAGCCTGACGCGATAGCTCCTTCTGCGCACGATCTGAGGCGCGAATAGCCGCGTGCGCTAGGTCCAAGTCCATCAGCACGCCGCGTTCGTTAATTCGCTGGTCGAGGTGCCACAATTCCTTTTCCGCCCCACGGTAGTTCCACCGCGGCAGCTTCTTGTAAATCTCACGCATCGCTTCAATGTCAAGGCGGCCGTACTCGCGAAAGGCTTCCCACTCGACGGGATGCGTTTCGCGAGTAGCACGCCGGAGGATCTGATTCTTTGGTCGGGGCTTGCAGAACAACTGAATCAGCGCCTTGCCAGCCTTGTCCTTCGCCTTGTCCTTCGCAACCCCGAGGATATCGCCCAGCTTCTCCAAAGCGCCGGGCAAGCTATGCGCCATGGCACAGACCATTGTATCGAACGTCTCTTCTACCGGAATCGTGAAGCCGATCGCATGAGTCATTACGGTCCGGTCGAACGCGCTGTTCTGAATAACCTTCTCATACGACGGGTCCGCCAGGAGCTCCAACAGCTCCGACACGTCTTCATCCCCATCACGAATAACCACTTCGCCTTCTCCGACCGCCCACTGCCACATGATGATCTCGGCGCCTTCTGCGTAACGGTGCGTCCCGTTGTTGATGGGCGTTTCGCAGAACGTTTCCGTGTCGAGGAAAATGCATTTGTCGAGGTTCATCGCTCAAGACCTGTCCACGCGACCAGTTCTTCGACCTTCGCTTCAAGTGCGGTCAAACGCTTTTTGGTTTTGCCCGTCGGTTTACTCTGCAAAGCTTTGAGCGCGTTTTCTGCCCAATCCGCTCTTTTCTCTTGGGCTTCGCCCCCCCTGCGCAGGGTTTCATTCTCCGCTTGCAGCCACTTGATAAATGAATGCGCTACCTCCGCATCAGTTAACCCGAGCGGCAGCAAGCCCCGATCTTCATGCATCCTGCGTACAAGCTGGTCGACATGCGTCCAGGTAATTTGCTGATTCACAGGCAAACCCTCAATTGTTGCTGAATGAATTTGCGGCGCCGATCAACACGCGCTTGCAAAATGTCGATCTCTTTTTGCTTCGCGTCCAGGTAGGCCGCAGCTGCCTTCACCGCTTCGCGCTGCGTGGTGAACAGCTTGGACGCCGGATAAATTTCCCCTCTGGCGTCCTCCGCGTAACTGCGATTCCCGTTGAAGGTTACAGGGCCTACTTTATAGGCTTCGCACGCACCCTTCCCAAATGTCCAGTAGTCGGTCATTTCTTTTTGCCCTCTACGTAACTGGTTCTGCAGTAGGTACACATTTCGCGGCACCCGGACTTCGCAGCGCTATTGCCCCAAAAGTGCTCAAGCTCTCGAGCTACGCCGCATTTCCAGCACTTCTTAGCCAGCACCCCGCCGATATTTACCATCATGCCGCGGCGGTAATGGTCGTATGCAACCACAGGTAGCGCTTGGTAAACCCGCCCCTGGGCAATACGCCAATGCTTGGCGACTGCGTTCCGGCTGCCACGCAGGTGCACTTCGTAGCGCCATTCAGCCGGGCTCGGATTCATGGCCTGATCCCGTTCAGGCGGGTTACTTCGTCGATGCAGGCGTTCCATCCGCGAGCAAAACTGTACTCAGGATTGTTCAGGCTAGAGTCACGATGCTCAGGCGTCACCACCGCTACCGGCGCGGGCTGCTCGGCTGGCTCATCTTCAGGTGAAGGGAAGTCGATATCGTAAATGCCAGAGGCGGCCTCTTCGGCGATCTCGGCAGATGGGTAATCAGCCACCGACTCGCCCTGCCCCTTGTCGGCTGGCGCGGATTGGCTGGAGACATACTCGCGAACGCTCCCAAGAACGTCATACATCCAAGGCGTCTTGGCGACATCGGCCAACAACTCCCGCGCCTTGGTCAGTTCGGATTGCAGGTCGTGCGCGGTATCGGCGTTGTACTGGCAGCGGCGCTTCCATTCTTCCACCTCAGCCTGTAGAGCCTTGCGAGTTTCCTCGGCGGCTTCCATGTAATCGTTCTTGTGCTGGCGAAGGTGTGAAATCTCAGCCTGTAGCCGGGTGACGTGAAGGTCGAAGTCAGAAGCCAAGACGTAGTAGCACATCCCACCCCCATCGGGTGCGTCGCCGTAATGTCGCTTTACTTCCACGGTCTCGCCAGCAGGCGGCACGGGGTCAGCCAGGGTAGCGCGCAGCTCCCACATTGCTTCGGCGCTGTCGATAATGTTGCCTCCTTTTACAATTCGCTCCAACAGCTCCCGCGACAGGGTGATTGTTTTATTGGTCATGTCTTAACCCTCCTCTCCGCAGCAGTCTGGGCAGTCCTTTACGAAGCCGCCGGCGATGTTGCCCGGTACGGTTTTCTTGTCGAGGCACAGCAAGCATTGCGGCTCAGCCTCGGCGGTTGGGTTCAGGGCGGCTTCAATGCGCTGTGCAAACCAATGAACTGGCATGTCGTCCTCCTTCAGCATGTATTCCAGCAAGACCTTAAAGTCATCAACCCGCTGATCCTGCACTGTGAGGCGCTGCTGTAGGGCCAGGTTCTCGGCGGTCACGCGGTCGAAGTCGGCAACCCCAACAAACTGCGCATCGTCGAATTCAGTTTCTACGACATGCCGATGATCGGCACGGTAACGCTTCACGCTTTCCATACACCCTCCTAGGGCTTAACGCTGAATGTTTTAAGAGAACCGCGCCACGAGATAGAACAGTGGCAGCCAAAAGAAAAGCAGCGAATAGATCATGCATCGGGCGATCATGTCTGCTTCTCCTGCCGTGAGCGATACGCCTTGTTCCAACCGTCAATCCAGCGCTTGAGGGACCACGGCGAACCCTTTTCATCAAACGGGCTTTCGTCGCGCTGTAGACCCTTCAGGAAGGCCGCGTAGCCTTGTTCAAATGGTGTCATGGCGCACCTCGAACTGCACCGGGCAGTAGGCCGAACCGAAGTCTTCGCCGTACAGGTATGCTGGCTGGCGGTTCTCCAAGCGGTACGGGCGAACCCACTGGACGTAACCGTCAAGAACGATCGGGGTTAACATTCGACACCTCCGCAGGAAGCGAGAACATATCGCCGGTCAGCGGGTCGACGATGAAGCCGGATACGACCGTGATGCAAAAGCCGACCCAGTACCATGGCGTGGTGTGCGAGTCGAATTCTGTTGTCTTGCCGTCTTCGTACTTGACCTGGTACGTCTGCCCGTCGAAGAACCCGGCCGCTGCGTCCAGCTTGATCTGGTCAGGCGTAGTGCCGGTGTGGACACGCTTACCGTCTTCGTCCGTGATGCTGTAGCGCTGGCCGGGCGGCTCAGACAGCACGCTGACATCGGTGATGCGGTCGTTCATGATGGTAGAGCAGCCGGTGAGGCTAACGAGCAGTGCAGCGGCGATAAGGGTTTTCATTTGGTTTGCTCCTGGGTAACAGCGCGGGCTTTGAACTCAGACCATGGCATCCAGCCTGACGGGGTTTTCAAGTAACATTCGTCGAAGTGGCGCCACTTGGTTTCGATGCCTGTCTCTTCTGTATAGATCCTGCAGGACCGGACGCCCATTGCGTCAATACCCCAAACCGTACCGCCTATGATCACGCCGAGGAGGACGAACGGGATAACTACGATTGCGAAAAAGTCGGACATTCCCTTTATCCCTACTTGATGAATGGATAACGCGATTTGTAGAGCTTTGCTGCGTAGAGCGCGGCGGCGGGTTTGTAGCCCTTGGAGCGGAGCTTCTTGTAGCACTGGATGCTGAATGCGATGTTCATACCGGCATCTCCGTTGGGTAGACCTGTCGACCTGTTTCCGAGTCGATCACATGAAACCAATCCGCGTCGCGTTTAGCTTTCTTGGATTCGCCTTTCTTGAAAGCAGCCCCAGCCGAATCATAAGAGGCCACGAAGTCTTTCCATCCGCCGGCAGGGTAGAAATTATCCCCAGCGAAAAGTAGAAACTGTTTCATTTCCCGTTACTCCCTGCGTTTGTTTTCGTTAAAGCAAATGTACAACGTATTACTTGTATTGTCTTGCGTATCCCGACGAGCGGTCAACAAAAAGCCCGGCTAGAGCCGGGCCTTCCGGTGTTGCTTGGTTTTACGAAGGCGCTGCGCGAGAATTCCAAGCCTGCGCAGCTTTGGGCCGAGATGGATACCTTAGCTGCCTTAGTTGGCAGCCCCCGTAGCTATTTTATTTTCTCCCTGTTCTGTGGCTTCAGATAGAAGATCAAAAGCGGCTTCGAAATCCCGTATACCTCCTGCGGCGTAAAACTGCTCGCCTGCGAAAAGCATGAACCTTTTCATATCTAGCCTCCCTACAAGCTGCCCGGCTTTCACCGGACGATTGATTTAATCCGGGTCGTCCGAGCTGACGATCGGTGCTCTGCTTAGCGCGTTCCAGATTGCGTGACGAATTCCGCTAAGAGTCTCCGACTCGTCTTCATAGAACGGGTTTTGCATCACGCTGCGAAGAGTTTCAGCCTCTTCAGGCGTCAAGCTCAGAACGAGTTCAACACCTTCAGGGACTTTCAACTTTGCGCGAGCCATCAGGCCAAGTCGTCCGCGTCAGCGCCGTCTGCGATCTCTTCGAAATCGCTGGCATCTGCCGAGGTCCCGCCGCCGGAGAACGCTTCGCCGTCCTTCACAAACTGGATGCCCTGCAGCTGTGCGTTTACCTTCTTGCCGTACTGGTTGTCCTGCGCCCATACGTCAATGATCACGTTAACGTGGCAGCCGGAGTAGGGCTTACCGTCAGCTTTGGTCAGAGGGCTACGGTCGCGGTCGACCACAGTTGGTCGAACGGTGTTGTTGGCGTTGAAGAACAGGTTGCCCTCGTAGCCGACGTAGGACGCTTTGCTATCGCCGTTATGGATCAGCAGATTGTCGCCGGCCTTCAGCTCTTTGCGGATGGTCGACCACTTCGCACCCCATTTGGCCTTACCGACTTCTTCGATCACCGCTTCAAGGGCAGCGATGCCTTTGTGCTCAGGGGCGAAGATAAAAGCGGCAGCGAACTTGCCGTCTTTGTTCGGCTCGAAAACGTCAGGGAAGGCCAGGCGTGCGTCTTGGAAAGTGTGTTTCATATGATGAATCTCCAGTCTATTTTGAGGGTTCTATTTCTGTCGGTTAAACGAGATCGTCGAAATTGTCTTCGGCGACAATTACTTGCTCTTCTACTTCCGCCGGCAGCTCTTCGAACTGCTTGGCAATCGCCATGCTCAACGCAGGACGCTTGTCGCTGGCCGGTGCTACGGATGGTTTGCCATCGCTACGGCCAATCAATGGCTGAAGCTTGTTCCACTTTCGTGGGTTCGCTTCCTTCAAGACCTTCTCCGCCGTTGTGGGGCTGATCAGCTTGAAGTCATACATTTGATCCACCTTCAGGCGCATAGCCTTGAGCGCGGCTTCGGCTTCCTCCTCGCTGGTCCAGCTACGCGCACCCTGGCGACCTTCGACCAGCTTGTAGCGGGCGTCGGTGAACTTACCGGCAAGCAGTCGCCGCTCAACCTCAGCGCGTACCGCTTTGGCAAAGCCTTCGATCATGTCGGCAGCGTCCATCAGAGTCGCCAAGCGCTCATCTGACGCGTCCGGCAACTTGGCTTCTGCGGCTTCGAGGCTCGGGCGGATGTTCGGCTTCTTCACGGTGAAGCATGCGTCTTGATGTGGATCGCCGTCTTCCGGGTGCATCGCTTCGCAGAAGGTAATCGCCGCCGGCTTCACGTCGAATGCTTGAGCCAACAGCTTTTCAGCCTGTGGCATTTCGACTTTGATGAATCCTTTGTCAAGGTCCGTGAAAGTTCCTGTGATCAGTTGCAGCGTGAAGTCGGTTCGCTCATCACAGGTAGCAGCGCGCTTACAGAATTTGCATTGCTTTTCCCCGGGTACAGCCGGCAGCAATTCGCCGGGGGTGAACGCGATGTCCCAAGACGCCTTTCGGATCAACTCGATACGAGCATCAAGCTCCGCGCGGGTCAGTACGTGTTCGTCAAAGTGCTGCATGCGCGGCTGTAGGATGTGCAGCTCGATTTCTTCAACTTCGCCCAACAAGTCAAACTCTTGCAAACCGGCGTCGGTATACATCTCCTGCTGCTCGTTGTCCTTCGCGAAAACCTGGACGCCCATCCCCCATTTCAAATCGGCACAAATTGCCTTCTTGCCCTTGATTATCCAAACGTCAGTGGTGCCCGTGGCCGGTTCAACTTCGTCAGCCGCGTAATGTGCCCCGGTATCGAAGTCAATGAACTGGCCGGCGTCATTCTTGAAGCAGACCGCGCCGGTGACCTTGTGCCAATGCTCGCCGGTTATGTGCGCAATGCTAAGCTTTTGCTCGGTGTAGATCGTCGCGCCATCGGCGACAGCCCGAACGTAATCCAAAGCTTTCTGCATGGGGCCGATCATGTCGAGCCCGACAGGGTATTGGCCGGAGGTGTGGAACTCGGTTACGCCGTCTTTAACCTGGATCCGCAGACCCTGAAAGTCTTTTGCGTCCTTGTTTTCGAGCAGGCACTGCTCGAGCAGGAAATGCGCTGCGGTGCCTTCATCTGCAAAGCTGCTCGACTGGTCGGGCAACCCGCGTTCCCGATGCGGCTTAGCCAGGCAGCGGATTGCTGCCGGCATACCGCTAGGACTTAAGAGTGCATGAACGCCCATCAGTCTTCTCCGAATTTTGGAAGCGTTTTAAGGACACCGCGAATGATCTTCTCCGCACGTTCCTGATCAACCATGTTGAACGCTCTTTCAGCCTTAGCCGATTCGTCCTCGGTTTCATCCGTTTCAAAGCCAAACGCTGTGGAGCAAACACCGAAGCCTTCCGGCTCAAAGTACAGTCGCACTTCGGGATCACCGTTTTCATCAGTATCGCGCTTCACCAAAACCTGGCCGATGTCATCGAAGTGGAAGAGCTTTGCGAAATCAACCATGGCCTCAGCCCTCAAGCGCTTGTAGATCGGCATAGACAGCTTCAAGCTTCGCCTGGTCGTTCACGGTGCTGAAGTCGTCTTCTTTGTCCAACAGCACTTTGAGGTTTGCGATACCGTGCTTTGTGTTGAGCGCCTTGATTTCTTCACGCTTACCGGCGCCGGCCAGTTTCAGAACGAGAGCGCGAACGGTTTCGTAAGGGATAGCTTCAAAGTCGGGGATATCGTCTTCGGGCGCTGGCACTTCTACCTTTTCAGGCTCTTTTTTGAGTTCCTGCTTCTTAGCTTCCTTGATTTCTTCGCTCTTGTTAGCTTTTACACCTTCAGTTTTCACCGCAGGAGTACGGCCGGCCAGGGAGAGGGTCAGCAGCTTGACGGCTTCGGTGTTCGCGAGCAGCGCTTCGATATGGGCTTGGATCAGGGCTTCAATGGACATGTTGCAAGTTCCTTTTAGGTTAAGGTGTGCCGCAGATAGTAGAGAGCAGCACAAGGTATGTCAAGTGGTTTAGTTGCTAATACTTGTAGCTGATAAAAGTCTTTCGCCGAGCAATTCTAAGACGCGCACCTTTTCACGGGGTACGCCTAGTAGTTCGGCGGTTTCCTTCACGCTCAATCCTTCACGCCGGAGGTTATAGGCTCTAATGGCTTTCGCGTGTTGCCGTTTAAGAGCATTCGAACCGCTCACAGAGGGTAGACCGTGCTTAGCGGAGTAGCGTCATGGTAGCCCCACGAACTGCCGGTTAAATCTGTCAACATGCCGGCCAGGTTTTCGCATACGGCTGACAAATCTTGCTCGGCGCAGAAAACCGTGTGGTACGCGTTTTTGTCTTCTTCCGAGTTGTACAGCGTGACGATCCAGTTACAGTTCATCGTCCTTCTCCTTTCACGTTATGGATGCAGTACCACCCGTTCGATGGGCTGGAACTGCCTTTACGGTGGGCGCCATTGTCGAACGGGAAGCCCGAGCACTGGCAGCCGTACTTCTTGTGCTCAGTCTTGAGCCGGTAAACATCTACTCGGTACGTGCCGCCGCAGTCGCAATGCACGATCGGCTCTATGCCTTTTGCTCGTGCTTCCCTGCACGCTTTGCACTTGCAGCCGTTGCGCATGTTCTCGGGTAGCTGTTTCATGGTTCGCCTGGCGCCGCATTTACGGCAGCGGCACGGGAAACGGTTCATCGGTTTAGTTCGTGGATCAGCCAAATGAATTCGATCACGGCGAACCCAGTGGATAGACCGCACCAAAGGTAGAGCTTTTCTGTCTCAGTCATCGCCCGGCCCTCAGATCTGCAAGTTTGCGTGTCAAGTCCAAAGAAGCGCGTTTTGCTGCGGAATGCTCTACTACCGGATTCATGCACAGCGTCATCTTCGCGTCGCAGTGGACGCATTCATCACCGACGGCGAAGGGCATCGGCTTCCAGGCTGCTTTACACGAATTGTTAGGGCACCGACGGTCACACGTCTTGCGGAACTTACGCAAAGCTTCCAGGGCTTTCTTGGTGCGCATGATCTCGATCAGCGCCTCGTCAATCGTTTGGTCTTTAATCATTTTCCTTCTCCTCGAGCAGATGGCTCATTAATTCCAAATTGAGGTTAGTAACCCTGTCACGATCCCGATGAACGACAGCATCCAGCCGTAGACGAACACTTGGATCATTCCCGCGGGACTAACCGGCGGCTTTTTAGCTGCGGAGTAAAAGATGGTAAACACGAGCAGAAAAACGATGCTAGTCAAGGTAATTTTATATCCGATCATGCTTCCGCCTCCTTTATCAGTTCAGTACGCAGGATGTGAACATCGCGCGGCGCGGTGAAATTGAGCTTTGCATAGCCTTTTGCGAGATCGACTACTAAAACGGATACGCCCTCTGCAATTTGCATGGAGTCGCGGAACCGGACGCGTTCTACTCGTAGGTTCTCGGTCTGTACGCCGTTAGCCTTTACGTCGGTCAGGCGAAACTGGCAGCTTCCGCCGGTCACGTCGAGGATGTCGCAGAATGTAGCTTTCCCGTTGATCATCAGCCGTACCGACTGGCCGGCCTTACGCGTTAGTACGAGATTAGTCATTTTTCCCCCCTAAGTGCGCACCACAGCATGGCGATAAAGAAACCGATACTGCCGAGATAACACAGAACATTGCTTATTGAATGCAGAAGCGTAGGGTCTTCTTTGTGGGTTACTGAGAGAAGGAGGATCATCCCAAACACCCAGTACTTTTCTGCTCTATTCATGCTGTGCCACTCCCTTAAGAAATGCGCGTTGGCGCTGGATTTGCCGGACGCTTTTACCGAAGCGCTCGGCCAGTGCTGCGTTTGTCAGTTTGCGTTCCAGGATCATGCGGTTCTGATCCTCCGTGAACTTCAGCGCCTCCATGGTCGCGGCTAGGAGGCTCATGGCTTCTTAAACTCGACGATGGTCGCCTCTCTCAACTTTGAGAATAAAATCTGTACGCATTCCTCTACGCACTGATCGCAAATCATCGCGTCCTTCGGTCCTGCAATGACTAGTCTTCTTTCGCTCGCCGCTGACGAGCAGAACGAGCAGTGATGTTCTTTGTTTATTTCGTTCATTTCCCCATCGCCTTTTCCAGTATGCGTTTGGTTTCGTTCATCGCGTTTTGCATGTCGTTAAAGCGCTTGTCGTCCTTTACCCCGTTCGATACGTCTACCTGGGTCAAGGCGTAGCCGGTCTGTGTGATCCAGTACCCTGGCAGCCATGGGGTCAAGCTTGTTGCGGGAGGCGTTAGCATTTTGGAACTCCTCAAGCGAAGTAGAGAGCAATGACAACGAGCAGGATCAGACACAGGTAACGCCAAGCGCGATCGGACATGGTTAGGTCTCGCTCTTAGGGATCAGTTTGGATACGAGAAACCGGATCTGCATACCTGTTATCGGAGTTTCCGAAACTGAGTAGTTGCCCCAGTAAACGACAGCGCCATCTTGATCAGACGCTATGTCTAAGCCGACCTGCTCGCACGCTTCCAGCGACTCGGCCAGGGTTAGTAACGCTTCAGCCTGTGCGCGGGTGATCATGGTCGTGTCCCTTTCGTCAAGTAGTGGGCTTCTCTACGAACGCGCCAGTCTTCGTATGCTCTCTCGATCGTCTCTCCGCTCCCGGTAATACGCCTGGCGATCCGGTTGCCGCAGGGGCTCTCTTTGGAAGAGCATAGCCAGCCTGATACATCCCAAACGTCGCGTTTTATTCTTGGCTTGTTCACGGCTTGCGTACTCCTAGCAGTTGTTCGGGGACGACGCGCATAAGGGTAGGCCCTACGGCCACGTCGTAGCTCTTCTGGCCGACCTTCACGACACGCGCCAGGCACTTGTGGCACTCGCTCTGCGTGTCGTTAATGCGAACGGCCTGATTGGGTTTGAAACGGTTCATAGTGGCACTCAACTGTTCGCGATTACGGGGGTTTCGCAGTTTTCTAAGGCCCAGCTTACCCAATACTGCAGCCAAGTTAGGCGGCACAAGGTTCCGCCCGGAATGCCGTCGTCAAAGCTCGCCTTGGCGGTCGGGTGCAGCTCTTGGTACTGCTTCAAGGCGAGGTCAATACGGGCCTTCAGGTCCGGCGTAACGAGACGAATACCGGGATGGCCGCCGATCAAGTGGCCGCTGTCGTAAAAGAAGATGTCGTAGAGTCCTGCGTTCCGGAGGGAATCACTCCAAGACGAATAGCTGGGCCACCGCTGGTTCTCGTGGTCGGTAGGCTCACCGAATGCTGGAGCGTTGTCATGGTGAACACCTTCCGCACCAAAGCTAATACAGGTGCAATCCAAACCGTCTTCCGGCTCTTTGCGTATTTCCAACTCGCCGATCGTGATTGTGTACCCCATCATCCTTCTCCTATCTGCATTGGTGTGACTGCACTATACAACACGAAACTTGCGATTGCTTGTAGGTCCGACGAACGGTTAGGGTTTCGTCAATCCCCTAGATAGCCCCAGTCGTATTCATCGGGGTAGTAATAGTCCTGAAATATCCAATCGTCTTCGCCCTGAACGTAAACCGGTTCAAAGCAATCCTCGTCGGCTTCCTCGAAACGCAATTCGTATTCTTGCTGCGCGTCTTGTTCGGTGTAGTCACTTGCAAAAGCGGAATCAATCTCCCTAGCGCTCATGCGTGTCATTTCTTCCGATCTCCTCGGCTGGTATTGATCAAAGGCTTCTGGCCGTCCTTCAACGGCCACGGTGATTCCGTATGGCAATCCGGGCAGTGAATAATGCGCAGGCTGCTCATGCGTATCACGTCCGGGTTACCGCACTTTGGGCATTGGAGGGTCATTTCTTAGTTGCTCGCTTAAGGTGCTGCCGGATCTCCCCAGCTTCTACCTTGAAGGTAGTCACCTTTTGCGGTTCGTCCGCCCAGGGTTTTGAGCCAACGATTCTAAAATTGTTTAGGTAGATGCAACGCACCTTACCCCCGATAACCACTACCTCGAGTACGTCTTCGCTCACGCTATAAATCCTCCCGGCATGGTTTTCACATATCGCTGTGCCGCCGGCTCATGCATCTGGCCTTTGGCGCAGTCGCTGGTGTTGACTTTGGGCATCTTGGGTTTCTTAGGCTTGGGCATCGGGGAAAACCTCTGCTATGGCTCTATCGAATTGTTTTATAGCGTCCTGCGTATCCTGTTCAGCCTGTTCGTGCTCTGGCTTTCCGGCGTATCGCAGAACCTCTGTTACCGCTTTGGCGCTGGCTATCTCTAGCGCCAGCTCCCTTAATCGTTCTTTGCTGACCATTTCACACCTTGATCAAATCGGCACCGGTCACGCAAGCGATACCGCTGGAGAGCCGCACTTCCCACATGCCTTCAGAGTAGTGGCGTACAACGGTGCCCGGAAAACCGGAGTAGGTCACTTTCTCGCCGCGCTTGAAGAACTCAGGGTTGAAGTAGGCTGGATTAGTCATGTCGGCGATTCCTGTTTGGTTGTTTGCTTTCGATGGGTTAAATATACAAGCTTGGGCTTGTGCTGTCTAGTACTATTTTCTTACCGTTCATCCGGGCGCACCTTGGGCCGGTTCGCAACTTTATACAAGCTTGCATGCGTTGTATCAAGTGTTGTATGGTGGCGCCATTCACAAACGAGGTAAGAGAAATGCTTACATTTGCAGAAGAAAAGCTACGTGACGAATTCGCGAAACAAGCCCTTATCGCTATTGCGCCGATAGCATGGGAGGAGATTGACAGGTACTCGTCGGACGCGGCTCTAATGGAGCAAATAGCCGAATCTTGCTATTTGATGGCAGACGCGATGCTTAAAGCCCGCAAGGCATCAACCGAAGGAAATAACTGATGGACAAGCGACTCAAAGCACTGACCGAACAAATGATCAAAGATGGCGCTCCGGGCGGATTGCTGAACGCTGTTATGGCCGCCAAGAAGTACACGGGCATTCTGCACGCGATCGCAAAGGCCGGCGGATTCTCGCAGCTTGCCCGCGACGTTGGGGTTACCTACCAGGCTGTCCAGCAATGGCATTCGCAGGGTTACGTCCCTCTGACTCGTGTGACGGAGCTGGAATCGCTTTACGGCGTGCCGCGCAATGAACTAATGAACCCGAAGTACGCCGCCGCGCTGTCCCCCGCGGACTTCTCCGGCGACGAGGCAAAAATGGAATCGCTTACATTTAATCATAAACCCCCCTGCGCCCGCGGGCTCGCCAGACCTCCGCGAGTTGTCCCGGTGCTGGACGAAGAGAATTTTGATTCGTCCGATGTATAAGCCGTGGGAGCCGCAAAGATGGCTAAGAAATTCGAGCACCTGCGCGCGCCTGATGCGCTGCGGGAGTTAAGAGGGTGGCTGGTATGGCACTGGCGCCAGAAGCCGGGGAGCCCTAAACCTTCCAAGATGCCTTATTACGTTTCGGGGAAAGTACGCACCGGCACTCATGGGTCCGAAGCTGATCGGGCGAACCTCGCCACGTTTGAGGAAGCAAAAGCTTTTGCCGAGAAGAACGACTTCGCCGGCGTAGGTCTGGCGCTGATGCCGGAGTTCGGCATAACAGCCCTAGACTTCGACAACTGCGTAAAGGATGGCGTCATAGATCCGCGGGTAGAAGCTCTTACCGCCGGCACGTACGCCGAACTTAGCCCTTCGGGCAATGGTATCCGTGCGTTCGTAATGGGCGAATCTCCAGACCATAAAGACAGCACACCGGAAGACGGCTCTTTCGGGTTCGAGACGTTTCACGCAAAAGGGTTCGTGACCTTCACAGGCCAGGTTACGGAGCTAACGGAACTGACCGGCACGGAAAACACTGTAGCGCCGATGAGCGAGAAGATCGTGGAATTCTGCGGTACTCGCTTCAAGCGCGCTGCCCGGGTTCGCGCTGAATGCGTTGGTGCCGGTAAACCGACGTTCGGAATGTCTCCCGAGCAGATCACGGAGCTTCTAAATAAACTGCCTAACGATCTGCACTACGAGGATTGGCGTAACGTGGGCATGGCCGTCCACCACGAGACGGAGGGCGAAGGCTTCGACATTTGGCATGAATGGTCGATGAACTCTCCTAAGTACACCTCGCAGGAGTACTGCCAAGGCAAGTGGGCATCTTTCGGGATCAATACCAGTGCCGAATACACGACCATGGGCACGATCCTGCAGATGATTCGCGAGGCAGGCGACGAGACTGGTTTCGAAACGGCTTCGCCGGATGAATTCCAAGTTCTGCCGATGCCGAAAGGCGGAAAGTTCAATATCCGTTCGCAGTCCGAATTCACTAGCAGCTTTAAGAAGATTCCCTGGCTGATAAAAAACTTCCTGCCTAAAGCTACTCTCGGCGTTATCTACGGCGAGTCGGGCTCAGGTAAGTCGTTCTTGGCTTATGACCTTTGTGCGGCTATCTCTCGCGGCTTGGATACGTGGTGCGGTAAGCGTGTAACCCAAGGCCGAGTGCTTATCGTAGTCGCCGAGGGTGCCCAAGGGTTTCGTCAGCGCATCGACGCCTATTGCCATCAACAAGGTGTAGGTCCTGGCGATTTTCAGGTCGACTACATAAGCGACTTCATCCCGAACCTGACTATCCCCGCACACATCACCGATTTGATAAAAGAGATCAACGACCGAGAGCCCTACGACCTGATTGTGATGGACACATTCGCCCAGGTGATGCCCGGTGCCGACGAGAACAGCGGCAAGGATGTAGGCGCCGCTCTGGCCCAGTGCAAGCGTATCAACGTCAAGACCGGCGCTATGGTTCTCCTCGTCCACCATAGCGGTAAAGACGCTGGCAAAGGCGCGCGCGGATGGTCCGGGCTTCGCGCTGCGGCTGATGTGGAGCTTGAGATCACCCGTAAGGAAAACGATCGGGCTATTAAGGTAACCAAGCTGAAGGACGGTCAAGATGGCGCCTCAAGGGGCTTCAAGCTCCACACAGTGACGCTTGGCGAGGATGACGACGGCGATGACATAACTAGCTGCATCGTGGAGTTCTGTGAGGTATCGCCGAAGCTGAAGAACGACAAAGGGATCACGGGCAAGAATAAGCGTTTGGCGTTTGACTTGGCGCACGATTTGGTCGGACTGAATCCTGGCGGCGAAGTGACAACACAGGATCTGATTGCGGCAATGTTGGTAGAAATGCCGCTCGATTCCGGTGCCAGAGATCAGCGCAAAGGGGTAGCGTCCAGGGCGATTACCTCCTTGTTAAACGATGGTTTGCTGATTGAAAACATTCCTGGCGTGCTTTCCTTGCCCGCTGAAGGGAATGCGCAATAAATGCGAATCCGCAAGAATTGCTGCTACATCTGCTACAAACGCTACTTTTAGCTATTTGTAGTTGTAGCGGAAGGTGCTAAGTGTTCTGCTACAACTACTACATCACCCCCTTTAGGGGTGTAGTAGTGTAGCAATGTAGCATCCGGGTTTTTGTAGCTTTTTGCGGATTCGAAGGAAAGGAGTAAACACGCAGAAATTGCGCGTTAGGCAGATAACGACCCCTGGCCGAAACGCACTTCACTGGTTCGCGGTTTACAGGTACGCTGATCACTCACCACATGGAGCGGAACCCATGGCATGTTCCGGATGCGCTCGGCGTCGGGCGAAACTCAAAAAACTATTGGACTTAGCCAATGAACGATTCGAAGAACTCAAGCAACGGGCTTTTGGTGCTGCGGTTCAAGGAGGATCTGAGCTGCGAGACGATACAGGCCATGACGGACCTGATAACACCGACAGCCGACGCCCTAGGAGTTGAGCCCCTAGTACTGGGTAGTGGTGCTGATGCTCGGCTCGAATATGGCGCCTCGGCTGTCCTTGAGCGCATCTGTACGGCGCTAGAGGAGATAGCCGCCCAAGGACGCATGCCAGAGGTTAACGTGTCTGAGATCGCACCACAGGCGCTCAACGCTAGACCTGAACTAGATGGCCGGAACGGTAATGGATATCAGCCGGTTGGTGGCGCCCTTAACGCACGTCCTCCAGCGGGTCGGTGATATGGCTAAGTCCCGCGTCACCATGCAGCCCACCCGCGCCAAGGAGGTCAGCACGCAGGCTGTGCAGATGCTGAACCCTGACGCATGGCGTGAAGGGCTGACCACAGCGCAGCGTGGGTACGGCTATCGCTGGCAGAAGTACCGCGCTGATTATTTGAATAAACATCCGCTATGCGTTGCGTGTCAGGCAGAAGGCAAAGTGGTAGTGGCTACGGTGCTCGACCATATCGAGCCACATCGAGGCAACATGGAAATCTTCTGGCGCAAAGGGAACGTGCAAGGATTGTGCGCCCACCATCATGGGTTGAAGGGTATCGAGGAAGGCGGCATAGGCGCTCAACGCAAAGGTTAGGACCAATGACACGCAACGGTTGCGCGTTCGCCATACCATCGATCCACCTACCCCGCAATGACCGCTCGTCCGCGCATCTGATGCGCGTTCGGCGCTGCATCGATCGTGCCAACTCGACCGAAATGAGAATGATTCGCGCGGAATTCGATGCGAAAACCAGACGAACGGTCAAATGAGAACGATTCTCGCACCGAAATGGTGCAAAATGGGGCCTAAATGAGATAAATTCGCACTACCGGGGGGTACTCGCGTGCTACACCGGCCCTCTCGGCCCTGAT